CCGCGGGATCAGGACTGGCTACCCTATCGGACTTCATGCATTACGTTGACAACCCGTCCGCGGGGATGCCGCAAATTGAGACAGGGAAGCCGGCCGTGCCGCCGGTTCAGTTTTCAAGTTCTGACTTCCTGGACTGTGATCTCCGCTTTCGTCTCCGGGACGCCTCCGGGACCATAATCGACCCAGCAAGCGGGAGCGGGTGGGCCGTAACCTTGAGCCACACAAACGGCGGCTTAAGGACGGGTGAGGGGTTCAAGGCGGAGGACACTTTCCCGGTCCGGGAGGTTGCGCTTTCCGTCCCGTCCCGCATTGGCGCGACAGCATCCGAGAGGCCGAGGGCCTTGGAGTATGGATCAGCTCGCGGCACTGGTGGCGGGGTTGTTCTGGAGATCGGGTATAAGTTCGTGCGGCCATTGGTCGCGACCGTTTCGGAAGTGCCCCCGGTGGTCCAAGAGACGGCCACATTCAGCCCGCCGCCGGCTTTTCCCGCCGACTTTCCCACAAGCTCGTCCGAGCCTAACACCGCGTCAAGCTCGGCCGGCGTTGCTTTGAATGGGGTCTATCTTTACAAAGATCACATTTACATTCGCTTTACCTTTGGCCTGGCCTGGACCTCAGACCCGCAGTACCACCACATGAACGGCGTTGTGTTTTTTCCCGAGCCCCCAAAGTCAACGTGGCCGCTCGGCGGGTTGGACCTTTCGGCCGCTGGCGTTGATGCTAACCCAAATCTTTTTTATGGGCATCAAGCGGGCAACCTTTACCACCACCAACGGTTTACGTATTTCGGAAACGAGTTGGATGATAACGCGGGGGGCGAGCTGCGTTGGAAAGGGCCCGAAGATCGGCCGGGCTACACGGGGACACCGGTGCCGGGGTCGGGCATTTCCAACATGAACCACTGGTTGACCGCTCCGTCCGCCCACTCGAATCACGCCACCATGGGCGACCTAGTACTAGCCAACGGCGGCAAAGTCTGGCACCCGCACTTGGGCAACTTTCCAAGCGAAGTTGTCCTAACGAGCGGCTATGATTACACGGTGAACGTTGCCGAATCCGGAACGAGGGCCCCAACCCTTTCGGATGATGCCTTTGTGCGGGTCCCTGTCTCATCGGTGACGGCGTGGGGCGGCGTCTTAAATCAAGGCGAATTTAAATCGATGACCGCTTTTACTATTTACGATCATTGGTTGACCGAGGTTGCGGATATTTATCACGCCCAGTCCGGAAACAGTCCAAACGTCGGCGGAATAGCCGGGAATCACCTGGCATATATCTTTGGGATCACGAGAAGCGAGGGGATCGTAAACATCCTCGAAAGCAGCGCTAATCTAGCCAACATCAAGGCTCAATTCGACGCAATGGGCATCCCTTAAAGGTTCCACTTTCGATAGTAGGCCCCACGGTCCCCGAGCCCCGCGTAAAACCCCATTTTAAACTCGTCGGTTTCCCACTCAGGGCACGGTTCCGCCCAGCGGTCCTTGACGGCACATCCGGCATCATAGCCGCGATCGTAATCGGAAAGGGGAGGGGGTGGCGTTGGTTCGATCTCCTCACTCATGCCGCCCCCTTTTCGTTTCTGGTTCGATGCTTGTGGGCTAAGGGTCCTTCTCTATCCAATCGCCCCCACTCCCTAATTGCAGTGAGCGCAAAGAATTTACATTGATTCTCGATAGATCGGCATTGATGCCCCGCGCACTTTCGCAAGTCTTCGATCGCCGCTTTCCCGTTTATCGTGAAAAAGATCACGATCTCGTCTTTCTCCGTTTCCATCTCTCCCCCTTTCTCCCGGCTAACGTTTACGGCTAACCGGGAGCGGTTTATTTAGTTTTCTTGTGAAGTCCTCGGCCCACTCATCGGCAAGATCCCGAAGACGATCGGCGGCCTCTTCTCTCGACAGCTCCGCCATTAATTCGGTGACGGCGGCTACCGCCTCCGCCCGTGGCATCCCACGCCGGGGGCTTCCCCGGTCATGGTTCACGGGGTCCGGCCCGGCCTCAATCAAGCGGCCAACCGTGGCCACTCGGGCCCCAAGACGGCCCGCCAAGGCTCGAAGCGTCATCGGCCCAAGCCTTTGTTCCACCTCCCGAAGAAGCGCCCGCCGGTGGGCCATCTCCGCGTCGATCTCTTTTCGTGATAACATCCTTACCTCTGATCCTTCTCCGCACCCTCTCGGGCAAGCGGTCCAAATATTTCGCAACATTCACAATATTCTCCCTCCAGGTTTGGCGGCTCCGGGTGCATTGGCTCCGCCGGTTTGTTTTTAGTGAAGAACGGGCGGGCGCTTTTTTGCACACCCGCCGCAAAGTGTATCCTCCGGCCAGTGGACCCCGGAGAGCCCAAGCCACTCGGAGCAATAGACCGCCCCACAGTCTCGACACTTCAGATCGAGCCGGTACCAGTACCGACCACGGGCCACCCATGTGTCCCCACAGTCCGAGCACCGGAACTCCCGGCCCTCGACAAAGACCGCATCTTCCGGGGCCTCACATTGGCAGGGCTCGGCCGTATCGGCGGCGAGCGCTTGTAATTCTTTGATTGTCGGCATTCTTTCTCCCTTTCTGCGGTCCGGGTGCATTGGCCCGCGTTAAACAAAAGCCCACACGATACCCAGAAGGGCGGTGATGAGCGAAAGCCAGGAGCCCCGCTCGGGCTCCTCGGCGTAGTAGGTGGTAATGGTCCGGGTGATCTCGATCTTCATGCCGAGAGCCCCCGGACAATATCGGACCGGCTCAACATCTCGGCGGGCTTCATTCGCCCAAAATGGATCAACCGGGCCCCGGCCTCGGATTCGATCAGGGTTAGATCCGCGCCGCGGGAGCCCTTGAGGTCTGTATATGTGATCACTTGCCCGTGAACGTTGGCCCGCTGCTCGCTTTTTTCAATTTGGTAAACTCGGCCCTTAATTGTGATTTCGTTGTTCATTTTTCTCTCCCTCATTTCTTAAGCTAAGCGTACACACGGGACGCACTTAGATCAATAAAAGATCAGCGAATGATCAAAAAAAGATCACAAAAGGCGAGATGGGGGAGGAAAGTCTATTGGTTCCGGGGGTTTGCCGGGCCTTAAAAAGGGAGCCCAGTTGCGGCCCTTAGCTCTTCGGTGCGGTCTTGACCCTCGAAGCGTTGACCATGGACCACCGCGGAGGCGTCATTTATGGGGATCAGTTGCATCGAGACCGAGCCCCCGTGGGAGTAGAGGAGCCCGAGGCCGTGTTGCCAGTCGTTTTGCCCTCGCCCGGGCGAACTTGGGACCGCTGGATCGAGCCGACAAAGGCAGCCCGGGGACATTGCGGATATGATCTTATGACCGTCGGCCGTTGGAACCGTCCGGCTTGCAATCTCCCGCCGGTGGATGTGGCCCACCACTTGGCTGTGATTGAAACCTTGGTTAAGCATGGCGGTGACGGTTTGCCCGCCCTTTGAGCGGACGAGGTGGCCATGATGAAACCGGACCCCCTCCCACCACAACGGCGCGCCATAGGGCTCCACGTATTCGACCCCTAGAGCGTCCAAGGAAAGGAGATTGGCCACACTGAGGACACTTGGCCCGTCTAGCTTGTCCGCGGGTCTTAGGTGCCGGCCCTCGCCGTGGGCGGTATCGTTGAGCACCCTTTGGATGCGCTGCTCATGGTTGCCCATTTGGTAATAGATCGAAGCACTCGGGCACGCGAGACGGAGCTGGGCGAAGAAGTGATGGACGTAGACGAGGGCGGGCTGGGTACACCAGAGGAGGGCGGGATCTGTAGAGTAGGAACCCCACGCCGCAAGATCCAGATTGTCCCCCACGCAGATGATTGAATCCACGCCGTCCGGTTGGCTCTCAAGGAAAGCCGCAACCTGGACGGCCACGTCTACCGCTCGGACATCGTGGAGGGGTTCGAGCTTGCCGGAGAAGGTCCGCCGGTATCCGGCTTGTATGTCCGGGATGACTAGGCACACCTTGGACCCGCCCGTCTTCCGCTTCGGTTTCCTCGGGAGCGGCTTACACTCCACCTTCGAGAACCAGAACTCCGGACGGCGGACCAAGTTGGCCCGGATAGAGTAGCACTCTATGATCTCGCCCCGCCCGGCTAAGGCGTCCCACTTATTGATCCGGTGGCTTTCCACGGCCCACTCGGCGGGGTTAATGTCGGCGGCCTCCATGAGCCCTTCGAGGGTCCGAATTCCGGAGACTTGGACCACGCGGTGATCGCCAGTTTGCTGATCGAATTCATCCGGCGGGCGGTTGGGTAGGCGGTGTTTTCGCACAATGCGGTGGACCGTATCCTTACCAATGCCGAGCGCCTCCCCGACCTTTCGGACACTTTGGAGGTCTTCGTATAGTTCCAAGATCCGTTTGATCTGTTCGTTCGTAATCATGGCCGCACCGCCAAGGCTCCCACCGCATAACCTACGGCGGCAAAACCAACGGCCACCAAGGGCAGACGCCACCATGGATCCCTTTCCATCTCGGCCCCCAGCGCCAGATCCAGCGCCGCGATCTGGGCGTCTAAGCCATCGACCCGGGCCTGGCATGCCCGCTTTTGATAAGTGATCTCGGCTTCGAGCTTTGGGATTTTGACGCGGTCGCACTCCAACGCCCGCTCGGCCTGTGCCCGAGAGATCAAAAGCCCGGAGCATGGGGCAGGGGAGCCCGCCGAGAGTGGGGCCGCGTTAACGCAAACGGGGCCCGCGGGTTGCATCATTACAACAAGAATCAACGCCTTAATCATCGGGGTCTCCTTTGAATGTGGAGTTGATCAACTCGGCAAGCTCTCCCATTGATGCCCCTTCGATCTCTTCCTCCAATAACTCCGCCCCCTTTATGATTCGCTCCTTCTCCGCCGCGGCGGCTTCGATCTCCTCCTGTCTTGTCTTGATAAGTGCGGCCTTCATGGCCTCCATACGCTTCACGGCCCGGCGGTTTCGGATCGCCCCGGTCAGGGCGAAAGCGCCGAGAAACGCCAAGACCGCCGAGACGATCTCCATAATGTTGATGTTCATTTCGTTCTGATCTTCGACTTGATCGCGGCCACGATTACCGCCGAGAGAGCGGCCCCACAAACCCCGGCCACAAGCCCATCCATGCGGGGCGTCAGGGCATAGCCCCAACCGGCCCCGGCCATTAATGCGGCAAGCCTAACCGCCGTTTTTTCCCAGGCTAGATCGATCCACTTTTTGATCACCGGCTTCGCCGCGTCGGTCAGTCCGTAGGTTGCGATCGCTGAGAGGGTCCCCGTCTTTATTAGTTCCGGATCCAGTTCCATCTTTTTTGCCCTTTTTCTTCTTAATCTCCGCCTCCAAGATCAAGCGAATTAAGCCCACTGTGTTCGCCGTGTCTTGAAGCCGATCGCATTGCTCCCGCATCTCGGCGGAAGGTCTCTTGGGTTGGGCTTTGGCCTCATCGCAGGCCGAGCGGCCAAGCAGGGCGCAAAACACAATCAAACCCGAGAGGCACACGCACACGCATTCAAAAAGGCGGGCGCTCATTCTTGCCCCCGCATTCGCAAGATTTGAAGGATCGCCCGGGTATCCCCGTCTACCCGTGCCAAGAGTTCCCGGTGGCGCTGAAGGTCCTTTCGGAGGTCTTTAACTTCTTGCCGCATTTGCTCCGCCGAGGCTTTAGCGTCTTTCGCTTCGCTCTCGATCGTGGAGAGTTGGGTGGCACCCGATGCCACCGCCGCGATCAAGGCTAAGATCTGGCCCATCTGCATTGTGATCTGGCTTGGCATCGTTACCCCCTCACCCGGGAGAAGTGCATGGGGTCCGGGTATGACTTCCAATTGATTCCGCAGTCCCACCCCGCATCCATGAAGACCGAAACGAAAAGCTCTCCCTCGGCTGAGTGGAGAGGGGTTCCGCCGGTCAAGCCCGCTTTATTGAGGTGTGGATCAAGATCGAAAGCGATCCCCCAAGAGTGATCGGAAAGCCGCCCCCGGGAAGGATCCCATCGCTGATACCGTGGCACCCAGGACCAAACCTTTTTGGGGTAGTAGCCCGAAAGCTCGGAGGCCTTTTTGAGGAGCCGCGGGAACTCCTCGGCAACCAAACGATGGCACCAAGTATATTGTGTATTATTGGGGCCGAAGTGACATTTCACGATATTTTCCCGGACCCACTTTTTATCCAGGATGACCGCCCCCGGCCGCTTTGGATCTTCCGCATAGCCAAAGGACCCATAGACCGCTTCGATATTTCGCCGGGTAGGGATTGGCACCAAGTCAGGCGGGGGCCTTCTTCGGCTTTTCCGGGGTGGCTTTGAGCCCCGTTGATTGAGACCCAAGCGGTCTTCGATTTCGGCCCGGGTTGCGGGGCCGGCGAGCCCGTCAACCTTCAGCTCGGCCTCTTCTTGGATCTGGCGGGTACCGAGGCGGACAAGCTCGGCCAAAACCTCACCCTCCAAAACCCCCGCATCAACTTGTCTTTGATTCCATCGCCGCTCAAAATCGGTTGTTCTTTTGTCGTCTGTCATGGTTCGATCCACATCGCATATCTGCGAACGTAGGGGAGCACGGTGGGAGAGGTCGCGGAGTCCTCATCTGTGCGCCGGGTAAAAATTCGTTGACGGGTTACGGTTGACACCGGACCGATCCGGATATGTGAATGGCCCGAGAACGGCAAGAAGCCAGGTGTCGTTACAGTAAGAACCCCGGAGACTGCGGCGACGCTGTTTGCATCAACGGCAAAATCGAGACGGCCGAATGCGTCCGCAGTGTCGCCACTTTCGACAGGCCATGCATCACGGCCGGCGGGCATTGCCACGAAAGAAACGATCCCCCCGCTTGCCGTGCCCGCCTGAACTGATGCCACGATCCGAATCTTTAGCCCACGCGGAGAATTGGGGACCAGATGGGTAGAGAATAGATCTAGATCAAAAGGGGGCCGATACTTCACCCGCTGCCCCGATGACGTGATCTCTTCTTCCATTATGTGACCGGGGTTAGCGTTGACCGAAAACGCGCCTAATGGCTTGATCCTTTTGTCCAGGGCCCGAAGGTTTTTTATGATTGAGTACCCTAGCGCAGCCGAAAAAGGGGCCCCCATCGCGGTCGCACCTTGCCCCATTGGTTCAAAATCTCCGCCGGATGTAGTTATAACGCCGGCGGGAAGAGGGGAGGCCGGGGGCCGCGTGAAAAGTTGAAAACTTTGGACCACAAAGTGGGTTTGATCGTTACTCGACGACGGATCATGTTCCGGGGTTGTGCCATACAACTGGACATCGGTGGCGGTGGTCTGCCCATAGGTCGTCTCGTAGCCATCGGGGATCTCGAAGTCCAAGGTAAAAAGGGCCGAATAAGCGGTAGTAACGGATGTATCCACGGCCACGGTTGCAAGTGTCACTTGGCCGCCACCAAAGCCCACCCGAATCTCCAGCCCGCCCCCGACGTTCGGGCCGCTTGAAAAGCCGAATCGATCGAAGCCATCGACATGATTAGCCCGGCGCACCCGGATCAGGGCTCGGACCTTCCTGTGGTCGTCGCTGATCCTTGGGACCGGCCACCGCCCGATCGGATCGTTATTGTTCCACGTTACAGCGAGCCCGGGGGTTGGTTGGACGACGTGGCCGGAGTACCCCAGGAAGGTTTGAGAGACCAAACACCCGCCGTTGTAAGCGTGGGCGGCATTGACAGCCGAGGCCATGGTGGACATTGCCGGGGCGGTGTCCTGACTTCCAACGCTCAGTTGTGCCGGGTTCGGCACGCTTCGATCATATGGATATGTTGCCAACGGTGCCCACCCGATAAAGGCTGAATGATCCCGAGTATATCATTCATTGCTACTTTTTCGTACATGCGAGATAATTGCGGGCAGGGTGACCCATGGCATATAGACGAGTAAAAAAGCTAAAAAACCGCCTGAATAATTGGAAAAAGGCGGACATGTTGGATGTCGGAGCCTTTGCGGCCCAGGTGGTCGCTCATCGGACGTTTGATCAAAGGAAGACTATAGGCGGGCGAACTTTGAACCAGGCTCAGGCGTACAGCGAAAAGACGATCTACATCCCCACCGTTGGGGTGATGCCAAAGGCCAGGGGTGGAGAGTTGACCAAGCCCCGAAAGGGTAAAGGGGGAGCCCTCACCCGGCCGTCCATGAAATTCGAGGGCGGGTACAAGGAATATAAGCTGAAGAGCACCGGGATCGGGGTTGTAAACCTTACGGCCTCGGGCGCTCTCCGTCGGGCCTTCCGTGTCCTCTGGTGGCGATCTGATCGCGGCTCCGTCGAAATCGGGATCACGGGAGCCCCGAAGGAATACGGCTTGGCACTAAATGAAATTTGGCCCTGGTTCGGGTTTTCTGACAAGGACCGCCGCAAAATCCAAAAGTACTTCCGCCGAGCGCTTCAGCGGGCAGGCCGAGCCGGCCGAGGGGCGGGCAAGGTTTGAGCTACGACGCCACCATCCAGCATCTCAGGGGGGCCCTTCAGAGCCTACCGGCCGCCACCGTGGCGGCTTTCGGCGTTCGCCCGGGGGCGTTCATTGACGTGGACGCCGGCGGGGCCCGGGATGATTTGGAGCTAATGGCCGGCCAGTCCCGGGTTTTTGAGATCGACAGCGAGGGGGTCACATCGGAGCCGGTACAACTCGGCGGGGTCGCCCCCACCGGATACACGGACACGATCCCAATCCGGGTTCGGTATGACGCGCCCGGCATGCATGAGCGGGGCGAGAAACAACGAGAGATCAGGCGAGATCAAAAAGCCTTGATCGATGCGATACACCGATCGGATTGGGCGAGCGTTCAAAAGATCGTGAGCCTTCAAGCGGAGCCGGGGGATCTTTCACTTTTCGAGGTCGGGGATGATGCCGGCCAAACTTTCACGGGATACATACTAGAGGTGATTGTTACCGCCTCTTATGACTTATAGGAGTTTTCAAAGATGGCGGGCAAGTCAAGCGCGATCTATAGCCTCTCAATCAGCACATCCACAAGTGGCGGTGGTGACCCATCGCCCACCACTCACCTTCCGGACGTGAGCGGCCAAACCTTCACCCCGATCGCGACCACTGCGGCCGTGATCGATTCAATGGCTGGGGCCGCTGAGCTAACCCACGAAGAGGAGCACAGCCGAGCAACGCCGGGACAAAACAAGCTCTCCGCCATCGGTGTAATTAACCCCACGGCCTCCGCCCTATACGGTGCGGCCCCGGGTGAGATGGTTCGCGTTATGTACCCGGATTCTGTAGAGGCTTCCGCCCGCTTCCGGACAAGCGCCGGAGCGGACCCCACAACCCACGGTTATGGAAAGTGGCTTGCCTCCGGAATGGCTCTCCATAGCCCCAGCGCGGCCACAATCACGACCGCCGACGCGGGGCAGGGTGACGGAGCCACGATCGTGATTGACGAAGCGGACACCGCAAAGGTGGCCATAGGTGCCCCAATCCGCATCCGAAGAGCCAACAATCTCCTGGATGAATACGCCATTGTGACCCAGAAGGAGGCCCCGGCGGGCGGCATGATTGTCTGCAAGGTTCACCCGGCTTTTGAGGCCGCGGTCCCTGGTTCTCAGGTGGTCGATCTTTGCTATGCGTTCTACCCCACAATTAGCTCCCCGGCCTCCGTAGACTTCCACCTACGCTTCGCCATGGGCGGCGTGGGCACCGCGGCCACGGTTGGCCGTTTGGCGTCAATGTGCCGGCTCTCCGGTTTTAGCCTGGCCCAAGATAACTTCGGGACATCGCTGACCCTTCGAGCCCGCCCGGGTTGCATGCTTGCCACCGATGACGATAGCCCCGAGGTGGTAGAGACCCCCGAGGCTCCCGGCGCTTTACTTCAGCACCGTTTCGGCGCTCGCTGTGACATCGCCGCCTCTCACACGTCCCAGGCGGCCCCGCTCTCTTTGGCCCGTGAGGAATTAAAGAATTTTGATTGGAGTGTTGATGTTGCTTTGGACGTCGCGCCCGGGTCTCCCAATACCAAGGGGGTCTTGCGGGGGGATACGATGGACATTCACAACGCCACTTGCACCGTCACGGTTACGTCCGAAGCGTCCGCAACTCTTCAGAGGATGATCGCAAAGGACGAACTCCGCACCCTAATCTTGGGGATGGGGCCGGCCGGGAGTGGTCAAGGTGGCGCGTTTATCATCGCGAACTGTGGCCGGAATGATGGCTCCGCCAGCCCTTCCGCTGGTGATGATAGCAGGATCGAGCAAAGCACTTCCCTTCGTGCGGTCTCGGACTTTGCAGGGTGCGACCTAACCGGCCTCGATGCCGCCGGGAAGCGCTTGGCAACGGCCCCATTTATGCTCGTTTTGCCGAAGGTCTAACAATGCTCCGGAAGCTAACCTCCACGGATGAGCCGGCGCGGCTTGTCCTCCTTTGTGATGAGAGCGTTTGGGAAGCCCAATTGGTGGAAGCCCGCCGCCTCGTTGACGAGGACCTAACCCCGGCCGGAGAGGGTGACTTTATAGACACCTTGATCACGGCCATGAGGGCCTCGATGGGCCCGGGGTCTGATCTCGCCTCCTCGCTCTCTGCCGTCCGCTTGGCCGGCGGGGAGCTATTGGCGAAGGTCATGGGTGGGGAGGAGCGGGAGAAGGCCGAGGAGCGGCTAAATAAGGCCCTCACGGAAGAGGATGTGCGGCTGTGTCTGGCATACGTTCGGGCCCAGTCCGCGGCGGCGGCCTATCGGGAAAGCTCGGACACTTCGGATCTGTTGGTCCCGAGCCCCGAGGGGGCGACCGTGATCACGATCAAGGCCCCCACCAAAGAACAGTTGCGGAAGTTCGAGCGCGGCTTCCGGCCAAAACCCCGTCTTGGTGAAATGCATTACAGCCGAGCCGGTGACGCAGCCCGGAAGGCGGGACGGCGGGGTGAGGATGTGAGCCGGGCCTTTGCCGAGTTTGTGGCGGGGCTGGACGAGAGCGCCCAACAATCGATCGATGATTACGAGGCGTGGGTTTTTGATCGTGATTGTGATCTTTTCGCGCTCGCCGTCCAAGACGTGGAGGGCTTCCCGCTTATCCGTGAGCCGGGGCAACGTTACCCCGTGGCGGACTTTCTCAACGCCTGCATTGAGGCGGAGGGGGTGATCGCGGAAACCGCCCGGCACATCCGGAACATATGCAACTTGGGAAAATCGGGGCGCTCCTCGGAGCGCTTTTCGCCTGGCAACCCCGACCGAGAACAAAGGCCGGGAACTCAATCTCCGATGGATGGGCTTGTGGTCAGTGTACCGGAGACCGGACCCGGAACAAAAACCCCGGACTGATCGAAAGGCGGGGCAGATGCGGCGGACCATTCCAAGCAAATCTCGAAGGCTCCCGCCCCCGCCGGCAGTGGTGCCCAGTCAACGCCGAGATGATCCAACTCCCCCCCGTGATATCCGTCCAAGAGATCTTCGGAGATTGCACGCCGTCCCCGGCCTTCTCGGGCTTTTGGGGGGTGGACGAATTGGGGGCGATGGAGTGGACCGAGATCGATCGGTGTCCTCTGGTGATGGTCGATCCAGGCGGGCCCCACTACAACCCCGACACATGGCTCCAAGAGGTGGCCGGGATGCTCTGGGAGCTCCAAGCCGGCGTCCCTCCGGGGTGGCTGGATATCACCCCCACGGCGGTCACTCGGGACGGCTTGGTTACAATCAAAAGCCAGGTGGACAAAGCGGCGGCCTATCGCCAATCAAAGAACGAGGAGTGGTGATCAATGGCTCTTAAGTCTGCAAGCGTCGAAGTTTTAACGGTAAAACTCGAAGGTGAAAAACAAGTCCTCGACGCATACAAAAGGATCTTCGGACACCAAGGCAAGCTCGAAGAATCCACCGTGAGCGCGGACAAAGCGTTGGCTAAAAGTGAGAAGGGCTTGGGGAGCTTTCAAGCAAAGCTCGTCACCTTGGGGAGTGCGATCCAAGTTGCCCAGGCGGGAATGGTGGCGTTCTCGCGGGCCGTTTCGGCGCTTAAGGCTCCGGTGCAGCTGGCGATCGATTTCGAGGCGTCCTTTGCACGGGTCACAACCCTTTTGGACACCACCGGCGCGGGCCTCGATAACCTCCGGGAGGGGCTCCTCCGGCTCGCCTCAGAGTCGAGATTTACGGCGGGGGAGATAACCGAAGCGGCGTATCAGGCGATCAGTGCGTCCATCCCCGAGGATCAGGTGGAAGGCTTTCTCCGTGCGGCCTCCCGGTCCGCCGTTGCGGCCGGTGCATCCCTCACATCTACGGTGGAACTTCTCACCGGTACGGTTAACGCCTTTGGGTCTCAGGGGGTGGACGCGGCCCAGGCTTCGGACATCTTCTTTTCAACGGTCAAGCGGGGCGTGATTACCATCGAAGAATTACGAGGCGTTATGTCTCGGGCCGCACCGTTGGCCGCGTTCGGCGTCTCTCTCGAAGAAGTCGGGGCGGCATTGGCAAGCCTCACCAAGAAGGGCGTGGAGAGTTCCGAGGCCATGACCCAGATCGTAGCAATGACCAAGCTCCTGGCATCGGACAGCCTCCCGGGTGCAAAGGCGATGCGAGAGCTCGGGATCGAGACCGGTGTGGCCGCACTCCAACAAAAGGGCCTAACCGGGGTATTGGAAGACGTGAGGCAGGCCACCAACGGGAGTGCCGTTGCGATCAATAGCTTCGGGAACCGGATGGAAGCCAAGGCCGGCTTGATTAACCTCTTGAGCGATCAACTCGGAGATTACAACTCGATCTTGGATGCCAACCGGGATTCAACCGGAGAGACGGACCTGGCTTATGGCAAATTGATCAAGACCACCGAAGGGGCGATCGCCCAGTTCAACGCACTTTCCGAGGATGTGTTGAGGCGGCTTGGGGATCAAATCCTCCCCAACGTGAATCGGATGCTCCAACGTTTCGGCCAATTCCTCCGGCAGAACGGGGACGAGGTGGGCAGGGTGATCGCGGATTTGGCCAACAAATTCATCCGGTTCGGGGACTTCATCTTGGATCACGGGGCCGAAATTATGGCCACGATCAAGGGGATCTTCACCGTGATCGCGGTCTCCCAGTTTGCCGGGTCTCTGGTCAAGGCGCGGGCCGAGCTTGTGAAATTTAGCGCGGCCTCCGCGGCGGCCGGGGCCGGGTTCGCCGGCTCCATTGCTGGCGCTCTTAAATCGCCCACGGTGGTCTCGGCGGCCCTCGTTGCGGCAGGAGCCCTTGGCGGTCTTATCGGTAACGCGATCGGGCAAGCGATGACCGAAGAGTACAGGGAGCACGCCGCCCAAATTACAGCCGAGACGGCGGAGCGTGACATCCAGACGCAGAAAATGATCGAGGCGAGGGGGGCCAAGGACCAAGCCGGGCTTGATCAGTTCTATTCCGGGGTGCGCTCGGGGGCGTTTGTTCCGAGGCCAGGACAGATGCGAGGGGCGGCCCTTGCCGAGGGTGTCACGATCCAAGACGTTCCAACGGCGGAGGCGGCCTTGAGTGAGGCCGGATCGGTCCAAGCCTTCCGCGAGACTATGGAGGCCCAGGCCCGAGCACGGCAAGCCGAGGCGGAAGAGGCAACGGCCCGAATGGAGCGGTTGACAGATCAGATCGAAGAGGCCAGGCAAACCGAAAGAAGCGCAAGCCGGCGTGGGGTTATGGTCGATCAGCGTGAGGGGATGCGGGAAGATATCGCAAACCTGGAGAGCGACTATCGGCGGGCCATGGAGGAGGAGACCGAAGCCCGGCGGGCCGCGGCGGAAACGATCCGGACAATGGAGGCCACGATCGCGGCGGCCACCGTTGAGCGCGGACGGTCCGGCCCGGTGATCCCACCCAAGACGAAGAAGGGCGGAGCGTCCGAGGTGATGACCTTTGGGGCCCTTGATGTCGGGGCAGTGGTCGCTGATGAAGACGCCAAGATCTTGGAAGACGAAGAGGCCCGGAACCGAGAGCGGGAGGCCAAGGAGATCGAACTCCAAGCCCGCCTCTTTGAGGCTCAAGGCCGAGGGCTCGAAGCCCGCATGGTCAGAATGCGCGCAAGTCATGCCGCGGAGTTTGAGGCGGAGGCGTCGGCGGGCGGGGATATTATCCGGCTAAAACAGGCGCAACTTTTGGAGGAGCGGGCGCTCCGGGACGAGATGGACGACCGGGCCACCCAGGGCGCTTTTGACGCCGGGATCGTGGAGCTAGAATCCGAGGTCCGAATGAAAGAGGCCCGCGGGGAGTTCTACGACGCCAAGATGTTGGACCTTGAGATCCAGCACGCAAGGGAACAGCAGGCCGCCGAAGGGAACGCCGAGATGCTCTTGGCGATCGATGAGGAGTACAACCGGCGCAAGAAGGAAATCCAAGCCGAATCCTTCGAAAGCATTGTGGGGGATATCTCCTCGACGGGGAACGCCGTGGGCGGTGCCATCCAGTCCATGATCGCCTCCCACGGGTCCCTATCTCAGGCCCGGATGAAGCAAGCCAAGGCGGATCTAAAAGCAGGAAAGATCACCGAGCAAGCGTACAGGCGGCAAGCCCAGATCCAATTTGAGGCGGAGAAAAAACAGATCATTGCCGGCGGTGTCATGTCGGGCTTTCAGGGGGCGGTAGAGGCGGCCATGGCCCTCTCCTCCTACGCCGCCGGGAATGTTCCCAAGGGCATCGCCCACACGGCCGCAAGTGTGGCCCACTTTGCCAACGCGGCGTCCGCCAACGAGAAGGCCAACGCGGCCTACTCCGCAAACATGGCCGGCCTGGATGCGAGCCTAAAGGGTAAGGGCGGCGGAGGTGGCGGAGGTGGTCCGGCCTCGGGCGGCTTTAGCACTTCGGGCGGTACGTCTCCGGGTGATTTGGAGACCCAAGACACCAGGCCCCGGATCCAGTTCGGGGATATTGTCCTGTCCGACGTCCCGGGGCTTTTGAGTGATGACGGGGTGAGGGCGCTTGGGGGTCGGATTGCCCAGAGTGTAACCGAAGAGATCAATCGCCAAGGAGAGATCCCGGGCGGCTTCCGTATGAATGGGGACGCATAATGCCAACCAAGCCAAAGCTAAGACGACACACGCCCGCGATCTCCGGCGGATTCGATGCCACCGAGTGGGCCGGCCAAGAGCTTTTCACCTACTCGGGCGGACCGATCACGCTACCGGCCACCGCGGGCCGCTTCGACGATTTGTTGGACTTCCTCCACGGGTACGGGTCCGCGGCCGGTCAAGATCTCACCTCTCAAGCGACGGCCCAAGTCCAGTTCTCAGACATGACTGTCGGGATCGATGGTTCAGACTTTGTGTATTTGGAGAGCACGGCGCACACCATGGAGGCCCGTGACACGGGCCAAGGTAGCGTTGACGGGGTGCGGGTTTTGAATCACTTGGCCCAAGTTTTGGACCCTTTCGGCTTTGCCCAGGGTCAAGCATCGTCGGTGGTAGACGGCAAAAATCGCATGACAGCCGCAAACCCATTTCCCCGGGGCTTGTTTCGACTTCACCCGGCGTATGGTTGCCCAATCCTTCTTGATGGTGCCGAGGGTGCCAGCAATGACAAGAAGTTGGGCCAAGGAGCTAACGCCACGATCCAAAGCCTTCCGATCGCGCTCACAGTCCGGACGGCTACGAACACGCTTGAAGACGCGCTCCCCGCCGGTTCTCGTTGTCACGTCCGGCCGGATGGACGGGTGGCGATCCAGATCAAAGGCTCAAACCCGATACCGAGCCCCACTGAGTGGACGGCAAAGGGGCGAACGCTTTGGGCCCGGCTCGGCGGCGATGGCTCGGAGACGGCTTCCACGGTCCACAGTCAGGGGGCCGATTCGATTCAGGAGATACGGACGGCTCGGCCCGCGTTTGGCTTTCTTGCTTTCGATCGAAGTTATAACAAGCTCCGCCGGTTCACCCGAGGGCGCTCGGACCATGCTCTCCTTTCGGACGGTTCCGTGGTCTCTTCACACCTTCCACCGCTCCAGGGGTGGGAGTTTGTGGGGCGGGTGCCAGGCCCGGCGATGGGGTACGCGGCGAACCTCGAAGAACAGGCCCGGCGCTTCTGGCTTTACGCTCAAGACACGATCACGCTCTTCCCACAGTGGGGAGACATGGACAGCCCCGAGGCCGGGTCAATCGAAACCCGGAAGCACGTGGATATTTACTCCGCGATCGGGGCCACCCCTTACACGGAGACCCAGACCATTGAAGCGGACATAGAGGCGAGCCATTTCCACAAAAGAAAGGGCGGGCGGTTATGCCTTCGGCGATCACCAGATGACAATCAGAGAAGGGTGGAGGACTATGGCCGCCTTGAGATCGATGTGTTCCAGGAGATCGAGATGGTCCTACTGGATGACCCGCGGAGATCGTAATGGCTCAAAAGCTCCCCGAATATGTAAAAAGCGCACTTGCCAAAGGCTTGAAGCTACACGCCGAGGGATTGAGCGGGGCCGGTCTGGTCGAGGCTACCGTGGCCGCCGCACGGCGCGGCATCTCCACCGGCGTTTGGTCTGATCAAAAGATCCTGAAGGCGTCCGCTTGGTTTGCTCGGCATGAGGCAGATCGGGCCCGTATGAGGGATCCAAGCTCATGGAATGACCCCCCGAGGTATTCGCCGGCTTATGTGGCTTGGCTCTTGTGGGGGAGTAAGGCAGACAACCGCGGACGGCGTTGGATCGACCGGAAGGCCAAAGAGATCAAAGAGCTTTACCGCGGGGCGAGCACGCCCGCACCACCGGCGGACCGTATCAAGGGAGGCAAGAATACGGGGAAAGCGTCCGGGTCAAGTGGCGGGAAGATCATGATCAGTGACGCCACAAACAGCACATTACGCAGCAAGGCCCGAGAGCACAACGAGAAGCACGGGGAGGACAAAGCCAAACGGGTCTCCCTCCGGATGCTCCAGAAGGTGTACTTGCGCGGGGCGGGTGCTTATTCCACTTCCCACCGGCCCACGGTTCGATCACGGGCTCAATGGGCAATCGCCCGGGTTAATGCGTTTCTTCGTCTTGTTCGTGTAGGTCGGCCCAAAAATCCGAAATACATCACGGATAACGATCTGTTACCCGTCGGACATCCTCGAAGCCCCAGAAAGTAAAAAAACGGAGTGGGGTAACGCCGGGAAGCAACCACCCCAATCCGCTTTCTTTCAAATTAGGGCCCAGCTTGGCGGCACAAACCCCAATCCGTTTAACTCCTGATAGGACCCGAAACCTTTCAAAACGGGGCCTCCCTCATCGTACCAGATGAGCCGAAGGCGGGCGACCGTTAAAAATGGCCGAAATAGCGATCCAAAATTTGGAGCGCTTCGATAAACCTATCAACGTTGGCTCTACGCTGATCCCGTGTCAGTTCTGATTGGGCTAGATCTAACTCATGCCGAAGGAGGGTGTAATCATGAGGATGAAAAAGGGTGAGGGGATCACATAGGGCTTCCGCCATCTTATGGAAGCCTAAATCCTGAAGGCGGACCAAATCGGAAACCCTGGAACCTTCACGGCCGGGCCCTGGCCCCTCTTTCTTGTATTCCCGGTACCACCTGGGGTCCGTATCCGCCTCCTCGTTGTCTGGCCAGTCGTCTGGGAGCTGCACGAATTTAGGTTCAAGATCAGCCATTTTTTTCCCTATCAAAACGGGCCGCGGTGGGCGACCGTTAATTATTGAAATTTTTTGCGGTGATTTACCCGACGCTCCGGAAATAGGCTCGAGCCTTTATGCCCGCCGACTTTGCCCGAGCCCTCGTTCGATATGGGCCGCTCGTTTTGACAATCTCATCGATCCCATACCGCCCGTTGGGCTGCGGCGTTTCGGTGTATGTAAATTTGCTGATGACATAGACAAACCCGGAATCAACCTTCTTTGTTCGCCACTGATAAAGTGCTTTGTTCATTTTCGTCTCCCTCATTTCTTAAAGTAAGTGTACACACGGGGCGCACTTAGATCAAGAAAAGATCAGGTGATCGAAAAAAGATCAGGGCGGATCTCGAAAAGTGCAGTCATCCCGCCACTTTACGAACCACATTTCTTTTAAGGTTTCCGCCTCCGCGAGCTTTTCCGCCAAGGCAACCATGACCGTGGCATAGAAATGGGACAGTTGATTGGCCCCTTTTGCGCTCCCCCGGATATGGATCGAGGCGGTGACCAACTCCTGGATCAGATGATCGGCCGGTTGGCTTATGTGCTCCTGGTCGGCCAGGTGGCCAACCTGGAATGCGATACGCTCCGCGGCCTCGTTTATCGTCAAAACCTCGGGGGTCTCGGCCGGTGCCGTCGGGGTTTGGGTTTTCGGTTCCGGTGCCCGGAGGGTGCCCACCATGCGAGCCGATGGAAAATAAGTCATGTTATTTCATGGGCTTATGGTTACCGTGCGGATTTTGGTATAAATCTGCACCCGCTCGCCCTCCTCCTCATTGTTTCGTTTAAGTGCTTGAAATTCAAAGCGCTTCCCGGTGCTGGTGGGCGCTAGTCGGTGCCCGTCGTTGCTGCGTTTGGTGCCCGGAGGGTGCCCAAGGGGTGCCCGCTTCGAGCTTGATCCAGGCTAGAGGATACCACGCCGAGCGGCGGAATGAGAGCAACCGCGCCCACCATTGATTCCCAGAGGAACCCCGGGTCTACATAGACGTCTTGGATCCCAGTGGTTCTCCCGCACAAGATCTCAACGGCGAACCGCTCGGCCCCGCGCTGGATTAGCTCGGAGGCGAAAGCCTTCCGAAAAGCATGCACCGGCCGGCCCTTCCAAAGCTCAGAAGGGACCCCCGACGCCGCCCAATGCTTCCGCACGCCGGCGGTGGGGGTGGAGTGTCCAGTGGCCCCCCGGGTGGGGTACTCCACTATCCACCCCTCCCTCCGTCCCCACCCGGCCATGATTGCTGAAAGGTGAGGGGAAATGGGCACAACCCGACCCCGGCGTTCGTTGCGGGTCTTGCCAAGCTCTCCCCGGATTCGGAGGGTGTGGGCGTCCAGATCGAAGTCATCCCAGCGGAGCCCGAGGGCTTGGGCAACCCGGACCCCGGTGAAGCGACACAAGATCATGAGCCGGGCTTGATAGTCTGCAAGGGGTCGGCCGCAAGTGGTGGCCACTTTGATCGCCTCATCGCACTGGGCCCAACTCGGGGCGCGGGTAATCTCCGGCGCGGGTTGTGCTGGTAAAGGGGCGCGGACATAGCGCGGGACAATCTCTCCAAACTCCTCCGAGGCCGCCGCCCACTCCCAGAACATGGAGGCATGGATGGCCCGCGTCCGGGCCGTGGTCGGGCTCACCCCGCGCTCCTTTAGCATCCACCGAAAAAAGCCCACGATCCGAGCCTTTGAAAGTAGCCCCGGATCAAGCCTCCCCCGAGGCTTGACGGTTCGGAGGTATCGCAAGAAAAGCGTGAGACTTTGCCGCCAACCCTTAAGGGTGTTCGGCCGCTTGCTCAATTCGAACTCCGCAAGATAGGCGGAGCACACCTCCGAGATCCGGGGGTTTAGTGAATTATCAAGTCTGGGTCGCCACTCGATCCCCCGAGCGTGGCACGCCGCGATCTCGGCTTGGAGTTTGCGGGCGTCCTTGAGGGTTTCAGCTTTGACGCGCCCCCAGTTTCCGCGGAATTTATACCGGACCGTGATCGCCCCAGTCTCCCTCTTTTCAATCCATGCAGACATCTGACGGCCTCCCCATACCATCCAAGCCACTCTTGCGGCCCTCCCTCCCATCTTCGGAGCCTTCCGACCCCAACACAAGGGGGATCAATCCCGGCGGCCTCAGATGCACGAAGAAGCCGACCCAAAGTGTGCCGACCGATCGCAAGATAATCGAGGACGTCTTGGTCCACTCGGAGGGGCTGAATCAAATACGCCCCCGCGCCCGTTCCCGCTTAGTATGACAAGCCGAGCAAACGGCGAAAGCGTCCACGCCTTGCCGCTCTTCGGTGGGGTTGTGATAGTGGGCGTGATCCCATTGTGCGCTCTCGGGCTTATTTGGGGTGTTTGTCAGTTCCGCCCCACAGTCCGAGCACCTCCACCCGGCCGAATGGATCACCTTTAGTCGCTGGATCTGGTATTCAACCGTTCCCCGGTAATGGTCGAGGGCCCTTTGGCTTCGGCTAAAGTTTCGGGAACGTGCGTCCGCCTTTAACTCTTCGAGCCCTTCGGGGGTCATCTTCTCGGCCTTGTCTATTTCCTCAACATAGCCAAGGGCTCGGGCCGCATATCGTGCCGCGGCGCTCTCCTTGGTGGTCGTGGGTTCCGTTGGCACCCAGTCCCGAAGCATTGCCAAATGCTTGGAAATGACGGCGGGCCCGCACCCCTCGGTCAAATCCTCCCAGCCCTTAGAAACTAGATCAGTCAGAAAGGGCCGCAACGTTGAGAGCCTGGCCAAGCGAAGAAAGACGGCCACGTCCAAAGCTCGAAACGGCCGCAACTCCCGAAACAAGAACCGAGCGCCCGCGGCCTTTACCCACCCCCAAGGGCTGGGCCTCCATGGCGGGGCCGGCTCAAATGCCGCCACGGCCTCCCCGCTTTCCTCGGTTTCGGTAATCGCTAAGGGGCTCCGCTCTTTTGGTTCGATGGCGGGGAGCGTGTAAACAGGACGAGGGGACGGGGGCGGGGCGCTAAAGTCTGCCACCTCGGCGGCCTCTTCGAGAGCTTCAAGCCTTTCCATCAGGGCGTCCACTTCTCTCGATTTATCGACAAGACCCGAAACAAGCGACGTGAGTTTCGTTGTCGCCTTATTGGCATCAACTAACGTTCCAACGATCGCGTCTAGCGATCCCTCCATTGCAATAACCCGGAGCCCAAGCTCTGAAGGGGTGTCCGTCGCGTCCCCTTGTTCGGCGTGCTCTTTTATTATCTTCTTGAGGGCCGCTGTAAAACTGACCCCTTCGGACTTTGAGAACTGTTCTATGTGGTGCCGAAGGTCCGCAGGAATGCGAGCGGATATGTGAGTTTTGCCGGTCTTTACCTCTCCGCCCGTAAGATAGGCAGCAAGATCAGATCGCAACCCTTCAGGGATCGGGGTCAACCCCCGCTCGAACTTGCTGATCTCCCATTGCTCAACACCAAGGACCTTTCCCGCTTCCAGTTGGGTTAGTCCGCCCGACTTTCGGAGCGCCCGCAACTCATCACCGGCGGCCGTGGCCCGAGCAGTCGGGATCCAGTCTTGGATCTGTTTCATGGTGTATTCAATCTCATCCATCAGAATGGGATCCCTTCTTGGCCGTGTCCGCCGCCGTGCGGTCCGTTATCACCCGGGCCTTGGCCATAGCCACCGCCCTGACTCTCCGTGTGCCACCCTCCGCCCTGGTTTTGGTTTTGGCCATAGCCACCGCCACCATATCCGCCGCCCTGGCTTTGGCCCTGGCTTTGGTTATAGCCTCCGCGGGCTTCGCCTCGGCTTTGATCACGGCCGCCGCCCTGGACCCTTTCACCGCCACCCAGGAACACGATCTCCCGGGCCTTCACCTCGGTGGCCTTTCGGGGGTTACCATCCCGGTCCGTGTATTCCCGGGTCTGGAGTGATCCCTCAATGTATACTTGGCGGCCCTTTTGGAGGTACTTCCCACAAAGTTCCGCTTGAGCGCCCCACACGGATATCGAGTGCCACTCCGTGCTCTCTTGCTGGTTCCCGTCCCGGTCTTTCCATGTGTCCGTTGTTGCCAGTCTGAGATTCCCAACGGGCTGCCCGGATTTGGTGTACCGGATCTCAGGGTCGGCCCCGAGGTTGCCTAGCAGGGCCACTTTGTTAACGCTTCTTCCCATTGCTCTCTCCCTCTCTTTGGTTTTGGTATCTGTACTCGTTCACAGCTCTCCACCACTCCCCGAGCCTCTCGGCGTCCCAGTGCCACCGCGGGCGACCCTCTGATCCGGCGTAACGGAACCAGGGACGGGGCATCCAATCGGGTGTCGCGTCCATAGCTATCTTGAGCGCCCGGCGGCCCACTCGGAGGCGTTTGGCGGCCTCCGTGGTGGACAAGTATCCGGACTCCTTAAGGTTTTCGTAAGGTTTGGTGTTCATTTTTTAATAGCCAAAAGTATCAATCAGTGTATTATCGGTCTTTGGTCTTAATTGGTAACAGATGATCATTAATTGTGCAAACAGTGAGTAGGAATTGATCAAAAGGGGCCGGGAAAGCGGCCCGAAACAAAAAGACAAAAGGGAGATCGTGAATCATGCAGATGACCAAAGAAGAGCTTTCGACGTTCCGGCTTGAGTTGGGCGACAACATCCGGGCGGCCCGAAAGACTGCGGGCATTTCTCAAATGGACATGGCTAAGTTTTTGAACGTTAACCGGCCCACCTATTCAAAGATTGAACGCGGCGAAACGGCGATGCGAGTGGAAGTGCTCGCGGAGTTTTGTGAAGCGCTCGGGTGTGATGTGGATTCAATTATGCCCAAAACCTCCGCGGGGAAGGCCAAGGATGAGGGCTCGATCGCGGCCTCGGTTCGCCAGATCTACCGCGGTCAGATCGTCCTAGAGAAAGGGATCCGGAGGCTTTCCGGTCTGATCGGTGTAAATCTCGGGGAGTAGATCGAAAAAAACAGGCTGATCATTTTTTGGCCTGGAAAAGCTCATAAAAAGATCATAGTTTGATGGGGTGCCAGTGCGGGCACGAATAGATCAAGCGAGCGATCAATGGGCAAAAGATCGAAATCTCCCCCGGCGGGGCCGGTTGTTTCTGGGCCAAATCACGCGCCTCGAAACTTCCCGCACTTTTTAACCCGGCCCCGCCTCTTTTCGTTGGTGGCACCATGAGCGCCACCGCGATCAAGTGGTACCGCCGCACCGCGCCACACCTAACCACCTACAGCTCCAAGGGCGTCCGCGTTTCCGTGGCACTTCAACGGCACGGGCTTTTGACGCTTGCCGCCTCCGCTGACACTTCCGGCCTTTCTCGCTTCTCAATCTCTGGGCTCGCCGCGGAGATGGGGGTGGACCGAAAAACGGCCCGGAGGGTGGTGGAAGCCCTCGAAGCATTTGGGGCGATTTTCCGAAATCCGGCCGGTTTTGTCGTTGGGGGGGTGGGGAGTGGCTCCCCAAAAGTGGGGACTGGTTCCCCAGGGGTGGGGACTGACTCCCCAGAAGTGGGGACTGGTTCCCCAGGGGTGGGGACTGGTTCCCCACCTACGGGCGAAAATCCAGATTTTGACAATATACAACCTTCGTACCCCTTACGGGGTACTCAGGAGAGACGCGCGCACGTGCGTGCACGCGAGGGCCTCTCGGCCCCCTCTCCTGGAAAAGCTCAAGAAGGGCTGACCAGTTCAAGGCCTCAAAGCGACCCGGAGGCCTCCGCCATCTTGGCAGAGTGGGACAACCTCAACGGGCACGCTCGGGGCATGACAGCACCCAATCGAGACCGGGCCGCGATCCTTGCCTATGTCCAAAGCCATGGAGCGGAGAAGGTCCGGAAGGCCATGGACGAGATCCGGGAGGACTTGCCCGGCTCGGGCTGGAAGTGCTTAGAGCGCGGAACCTGGATCCCGGTCTCGTACGTTCTCGACCGAATCCAAAGCCCAAAGCGACCACCACGGAAAAGACGCACCCACTCCGTGAGCTACGAGGACAGCTTCAAAAACAATCCGCCGACGATCGGCGCGGCCACAGTTCCGAACACCCCGGAAGCCCGCCGCGCCGCTCTACGAAACTACAACCGATAGGAGGGAGAGACCTATGCAACCACTCAGCGCCGGCACCCAATCGCTGATCGAAAAGCTCGAAGCCATGAGACCCGAGGCCCGGAAGAGAGACCGGGAGCGTCGGAAAGGCTTGGGAGATTGGGCAAAGCAGACAAACCCAGGAGAAGCCCCCAAGATTTGGACGGCCCAGGACCTGATGGTGGACACAAGCGCGGCCACCATCAAAGCTCAGAAGGCGCAAAAATGGATGTATGGCTGCGTTGATTGTTACCAATCCGGGGGCTGGATCTCAGGCGTTGGCCGGGATGCTTACCCGTGTCCGAAGTGTGACGGCCTCAACGGCTTGATCGATCGGGTCAACCGCTCCCGGCTTCCGTCGAAATTCTACGGCAAGAAATACGATCGAAACCGTCAAAACCTAGCGGGGGAGGGCTCGGCGGACCTTCTAACCGATTGGGGGCGCGGGGTTTTTGGCCGAGAAGATGTGAGCGGGGCGGCCTTTGTCGGCGCTCCGGGGCGGGGGAAGTCGCATCTAGCGTACACCATCGGCCAATGGGTCCTCTTTCAGGGGGGGCGGAGGGTCCGGTGGGTCAACTGGCCGAAGCATTTGGAAGGCATCAAGGCGAGCTATGGAGACCGGCGGACGCGCTCGGCCGAGTGTTGGGATGGGCTCCCGACCAAGGGCCTTGTGATCGTGGATGACTTCGGTGCGGCCCAGGCCACCGAGTGGGCAAAGACCCAATCGTGGGCGCTTTTTGAGGAGTGCCCCCAGGCGGTCACCCTCTTAATCACAACCAATCTGAATCCATCCGAGAGCGGGGCCGGGGGCATGGCCGACGCGCTTGGAGAAAGAGCGGCGTCCCGGCTTTTCGGCGTTTGCGGGTCCGCGATCTTTGTTTTCGGGGGAGAGGACAAGCGTCGAGCGATTTAACCCAGGGGCAGGGAAGGGCAAAGGGCAATGTGGGCAGAAGAATTTTGTATGGAGATGTCGATCGAGACTGCGAGGGAGACCAAGGACGCGGCAACCTTGGCGGTCCGGGAGCTGGAGGACGCCAAGCAGTTCCCGCCGCCGGACCTGAAGACGGCACAGCGCCGGGCACGGGTGGAGCGGATCGATCAAATAATTGAGCGGCTCGATCAACTCGAAGATCTTATGGGTGAGATTCTCGAAGAGGCCGAGCCCGAGACCGCAAACCAGCGGGCCAACCGTTGGCCATCGGTGATCTAATGTTAACCATTGGGATCGATCCAGGACTGGACGGGGCCGCCGTGGCCTTGGTTGATGGCGTGCCCATCGTGTGGACGATCACGCCCACCGGGAAGGTTCGCCACGGCAAAGGAACACGGAAGGTATTCGATCCCGCCGGCATGGAGTGGTGGTTCCGCCGGGTGTGCGCGGAGGTCTACGAGGCCGGGGCGGGGGAATATGAGGCCCCCGACTTTGTAGCGCTCGAAGCTACCGAAGCGAGGCCACCGAAAGGCCGGAACGCTTGCCACTCTCTGGGCTACTCGCAAGGGCTTTGGGAGGGGCTCTTGGTGGCGCATAGGTGGCCATACGAGATCGTGAGGGCGGCCGAGTGGTTGCCAAAGATGACCAGGGGGGTCCCAGGAAAGGGCACGAAAGATCGAACCGTTTTAGCCGCTCGGCGGCTTCTTCCGGCGCTCGATCTTACGCGCTCGGCTCGCTCTTCTAAGCCTCACGACGGCTTAGCGGACGCGGGGTTATTGGGGCTTTGGGCATACCGGCAGGGGAAGCCGGCGGGGAGTAATGCCTGAACGGTACGAACTGGCGGACAAATACGAGTGGGTAAAGTGCAAACCGGACGGGAGCCACGAGCGGATCGAGATCTTCCCCACCTTGGGGATCTGGAGAGTTTGGAAAAAGGGCCGGGTGGGACCGGAGAGGCTGGTGATTGAGCGGACGGGATTGGAAGAGGATTTTTTGACGTTGGCGGGTGAATACATCGCCGCCGCAATGACTGGAGGGAGATATTTTGGGAGCACAATCCATTAGGAAGCTAGAGCTAGGAGGCCGCGGTGGCACCATCGGCGGGACGTCTTGGGGGCCCCTTCTCGGGGTCTGCAAGTACAAAAACGCCATGGACATTTGGTCGAGGGTCATGGGCTACGAGAAACGAAAGCCCACCACCGAGGTGATGGCCCGCGGGATACGCTTGGAGCCCATTGTGGCCGCGCTTGCCGAAGAGGCGTTGGGTCTTGAGCTTTACGAATTCCGGAGCGATGACGAGTACTCGGAGACCCAACGGTGGCCCGAGCCCTATCCAATGTTTTCGGCGTCACCGGACCGCCTGGCCTTCGAGCCCTTCTTGGGGGGCGTCGAGAGGGTCGCAGCGCCCGAGGATCGACTTGTGAAGCGGGCGACGATGGCCAAGGACTGGCAACTGGTCGGGCCCGTGGAACTCAAGACCATGAGCGAGCGCGGGAAGTGGGAAGGGGCCGGGCCTCCGTCCTATCGGCTCCAACTAATGAGTTATATTTGGTGGGCGCACCTTGACGCCCTAAGCCTCAAGCGGCCTCCGGTGGGTTGTGGGTTCCTCGTTTGCCTTCAGGCCAAAGAAGAGAGCTTAGGGAGTATTCAGACCGTCAATGATGCCCGGGACCTTCTCAGGCTTAAGGCGGCCAAGCTCCACGTTCACACATACGACCGGGATCCGGTATTCGTGGAACAAGTGATCCCGCTCGTCTTGGAGTGGTGGGATCGCTACGTGGAGACCAAGACACCACCGCCGGCCGTAGGGGTCCTAAATCGGGACGGCGTGGACACGTGCGCCCAGGCACTCCAAGCCCATTTCGGCTACCACGAAGAGCGGGCGATCGAGGCCGGGGAAGAGTTGGTGAGGCTCGCGGAACTCCGGGAGGAAGTCCGGACGAGTATCAAGGCGCTCGAAGATGACAAGCGGCGGATTGATAACGAGATCCGGATGAAGCTGGCCGGGGCTAAGTTGGCCGAATCCCCCCGGGTCAAAATCTCAGTCTCACAGACCACTGGCCGGATGCGATTTGACGCCGCGGCGCTCAAGGCCGCCGAACCAGAGACACATGAAAAGTACATGAGCCGGGGAGCGTCTTATGAAGTTATGCGGGTGACACTTAGAGAGCCGAAGGAGGGCGCAAAGTGATGGACGGGCTTGTATTGGTGGCGCTCCTGGCCTTCGGGGTGGTGTTGGCGCTCCTCCCCGGCTATTGGCTTTTTTCGCGTTACTCAGGGCGGAAGGATCCGAAGGGTTAGCTATGATCGAGGCCGCCATGATGATCGCCACAATGGGCGGGGGTGTGAACCGTCGCCCGGCCTTTGGCTTTGGGCTCTACTTCCCACGGCCCGCGAATGATTCCCGGAGCACTTCGGAAGGGTGCCCCACCAAAAAGAAACCCCGAGGCTAAGCCCTCACAAAGACATGAAAGGACCCAAGGCTTAAAGTGTGTTGAATAGCCCCGCCCCCGGTTTCGGGGGTGGGCCCCACTTTTGGGGCTCGGTCAAAATTTGATCACGTGGTAAAATGGGAACCAGTGCTGCGGGCCGTTGGGTGTGCTCTCTGGTTTCTCCCTCCCCTCCGCGGGGTTCGCCCGGCGGTCCGCTTTTTATGGTATACTCAAAAAAGATCGAGCCCGGACGGATGGCGCAAAACGGCCACCCCTTCCCGGGCTTTTCGTGCTTCTCTAATTACCGATCGATCCAGGATTCACGGCCCCGAATCGTCAACGCCGGCGGGGATTTCTCCGCCCGGAATGCGCCCCGGGCTTCTCTCAGTCCCACATCCTCGGGCCAGCGAACGCCCACCGCCCAATACCTAAGACAATCGATCCCGTGGTCGAACCCGTCCCGCTTTGAGGGTGTTTCTTTGTTTGATCCAGGTTGCCACCGGTACCCGTTCACGCACTTAGCAAAAGAGCGGGGGGAGATGTCCGGGCCGTAATGCCAGAGCTTATGGGTGCACAAGAGCCGGCGCTTCCCCTCTTGGTTCTCGATAAGACGCCATAAGAGCTTGAGGCCCGCGATCACGTTAACCCGGGCCGGCTTGTCCGTATAGCGAACGGCCATTCCGAGCCCGCCCACCGCTGGAGATTGGCGGACGTCATCGATCGCGGAAGTCATGTTGGGATCGTCCCGCATGTTTCGGCCCGCCCGGTCTCCGTAAATGGCCGAGATCGGAATATGTCCCAAGGGCGCGTCCGGCCGGTCTGCGGGCCAAACCGGCGGGGCCCCTATCTTGGGGACCCCTTTTCGGAGAATGGCGCACACATCGAAAACAGAGGCCCCATCCGGGCAAGCCTCGCCCCATACCACGTCCGCCCCACCGTCTCCGATCGAGGGGTCGTGGGAAATTATGAGCGCGTGCGGATGACGGACGCCGAAATCAAAGCAGACCCACGTTCTCATCCAGGGTTGGGGTTTCCAATCGGGGCTCGGTGTAAGGTTGCCAACGGGCCAAGCCTCGGGGATCCACCCGTCCAAGATCGAACCCTCCGGAGGCATCGGCATTGCCAAAATATTCTCGCGGTATTCTCGCGGGCTTAAAAGGGCCACCCAGGCATCGAAACGTTCGGCCCCTAAGTTGTCCCGGTTGCAATAGCTCGAAGCGGTCTCAGAGATGCCCCCGCGCTCCTTGGCCCACTTTAACCACCAAGCTCCCGCGGTGGGCTTCCCGAGGCACGCCAGTTTGCCCACCCCCGCACGGATACGGCCAAGGCAAGCGGATGCCGGCTCATGGGTTGGAAATTGGTTGCACTCGTCGATGATGGCCCAGCCGACCGAAGCGCCCTCGATCGAGTTGGCCGAGGTGGACACGGTGGAAGGGCGGCTCCAGGACTGGATCCAAACCTTGGTGGTTTTGCCGTCATAAACTGGGCTCTCCCAGTGCGGGGCCTGGACGCCGTGGGAGCTGTAACGATAGACCCACCCAATGGGTGCTAGAATCTTCGACAGCTCTTGGCCAAGCGTTCGGCTTGATCGTGCCATCGAATCAGTTAAAAGGATCCCGTCCCCATAGCCCATTTGGGCGGAGAGTTGGCAGAGGTACGCGGCGAGCCGGGTTTTGCCGCAGCCCCAGCCACCCATGAATCCGATCAGCTTCGTATCGGGGTCCATCCAGTAGGCCGCGATCTTGACTTGGGCCGCGTTTAGCTTCCAGTCATCGGGATCCCACGCCGGGTGGGCCTCAGCTGATACCGCTGGGATCATCTTCTTCCACCTCCGCGTCTTCAATGTCTTCGATGCCTTGGGGCTTTACTCCGATCATGAGGTCCAGATCTTTGGCTTTGTCGAGTTGACCCCGGATGCTTTCGAGCATGACGGACATTGGGGTCTCTTGTTTTTCGACGGCCTGGCCACCGCTTCCAAGATCGATTTGGACCAAGGGCCGGGCGTTGGTGTCACCCTCCACGATCTTCCACCAGTCAACGAGGGCCCGTTGGCGGACGCTCACGGGGTGCTTCTCCTGTTCGTCCAAGGCAATCGCTAACAGTTTGTTGAGGACGTGGACACGGGGTGCGGCGTGCGCTTTCCGGGTGTCTAACTCTCGGAGGAATTGAGCGGTCTGGGCGTCGGTCGCCTCAGAGTAGGCTTGGGCCCAGGCGAGGCCGCCCACTTGGCAGGCTTGCAGGAATTTGCCGCGGACCAATTGTTCGTCCAGGGTAGTCCCGGCGGCTTGTGGAATCTCCGTTACACCGGCCTCCGTTGCTGTTTGAGGTATCTTGTCCGGCCCCGTGGTCCGGTCCGCATGGTAACGGGCGAAGGCGTTGGACCGCCTCCACTTCGAGAGGGTCCCCCGTAGAACTCCGGTCTCGGTCTGAATGTCCCGATAGCTCACCCCATCGCTCATCATTGCGAAGCAACGGAGCTTCCGCTCGTCCATCGGCTTCGACGCATACACGGTGTCAGTCTTCTTTTTTTTGATCTTGGTCATGGTGTGATCATCCTTTGGTCATATTTTACCCTTTATGTGATAACATTGGAAACCAAGATGGAAACCATGGAAACCCAATAAACCCATATAGATAGGCCCCAAGGTGGGGCGGTGTGGGTGGAAATGGTGGCCAAAAAGGGCGCTTGGAAACCATACGAAGGGGGGCGAAAAATGAAGAAGAAGATCAAGCTGGGGGATCTAATCCCGGACGATGTTAACGCCAACAAGGGCAACCCGCGGGGCCTTGCGGCCGTGGAATCGAGCCTCCAAAAATACGGGGCCGCCCGGTCCGTGGTCCTCGATAAGGATAACCGGATTCTTGCTGGGAATAAAACGTGGGAAGCGGCCGGGGCGATTGGCCTGGAGAACGTCCAGATCGTGGAGACGACCGGGGACACTCTGGTCGCCGTAAAGCGGTTGGATATTTCGATCGATAGCCCAAGGGGGCGAGCCCTCGCAATTGCGGACAATCGCGCCGGGGAGGTTGGCTTGACGTGGGACGGAGAGAACCTTGCCCACTTATCGACCCAGGTGGACCTTTTGGAGTTTTGGACGCCCGGCGAGCTTGAAGCCCTGAACCTTCCGGACCTATCGGCAGAGGACCCCGCCGGTGGCGACTTAGGCGACCCAGACGAGGTGCCAGAGATCCAAGAGGAGCCCATATCAAAGCGCGGCGACCTCTGGATTCTAGGCGAGCATCGGGTGCTCTGCGGTGATTCGACGAATGCCGATGATGTGGCGCGGCTTATGGACGGCGAGCGGGCTGCATTACTTCACGCCGACCCACCCTATGGGATGGGCAAGGAATGCGACGGCGTTGCAAACGATAACCTATACCGCGAAAAGTTGGACGCCTTTCAAATGCGTTGGTGGTCGGCGTTTCGGCCCCACCTCGAAGATAACGCGAGTGCGTATATATGGGGGAATGCCGAGGACTTGTGGCGGCTTTGGTATGTCGGGGGCTTGTCAACTTCGGAGCGGTTGACCTTTCGAAATGAGGTCGTGTGGGCGAAGGGCTCGGCGGGTGCCGGTGGCATCAGTCACATTGGGGCGGAAGGGCTTCGTCAGTACCCAAACGAGACAGAGCGCGCCCTGTTTTTCATGCTCGGCGAGCAGGGTTTCAACAATAACGCCGACAACTATTGGGAAGGGTGGGAGCCTATCCGGAAAGAGTTAGAGGCCTCTGTCGCCGAGATGGGGTGGACGGCGGCGGACGTGAAACGGATAACCGGTGTCGGGATGTTCGGTCACTGGTTCACTAGGTCGCAGTGGTCTTTCATACCCGAAAAGCACTACAACGCTCTACGCGACGCGGCAAGGGGTGACGCATTCAAGCGCGAGCACGACGCATTCAAGCGCGAGCACGACGCATTCAAGCGCGAGCACGACGCACTCAAGCGCGACTTTTATGCGACGCGGGCGCACTTTGACAATACGCACGACAACATGACCGACGTCTGGGAGTTTCCACGGGTTACGGGGGGCGATAGGCACGGACACGCGACGCCGAAGCCGGTGGACGCCATGCGTCGAGCGATAAAGTCGAGTAGCAGGGCAGGCGATATCATTGTCGAACCGTTCGGGGGTTCCGGCTCAACAATGATTGCGGCGGAATCAGAAGGGCGGAAGTCTTGCACCATGGAGCTTCTGCCCGTCTGGGTGGACGTCATCGTGCGGCGGTGGCAGGAGTACACCGGGAAGGCCGCAGTGCACGCTGACGGGGCCACGTTTGAGCAATTGGCCAAGCAACGATTGGGCAGCGTAATCGAGGGGGCGATATGAAGAAGAAGATCAAGCTGGGCGACCTAATCCCTGATCAAATGAACGCCAACAAAGGCAACGCCCGCGGGTTGGCTGCGGTTGAATCAAGCCTCCAGAAATACGGGGCGGCTCGGTCCGTGGTGCTAGACAAGGACAATCGGATTCTTGCCGGTAATAAAACGTGGGAAGCGGCCGGGGCTATCGGCTTGGAGGATGTCCGAATCGTCGAAACAACCGGGGACACTCTGGTCGCCGTAAAGCGGCTAGACGTCTCGATCGACAGTCCGAGGGGGCGGGCTTTAGCCATCGCAGATAACCGGGCCGGGGAGTTGGGGTTAACGTGGGACGGGGACAGCCTCGCCCACCTATCGACCCAGGTTGATCTCCTTGAGTTTTGGACGCCCGGCGAGCTGGAGGCCCTAAACCTCCCGGACCTATCGGCGGAAGAAGTGGAGGAGGGGGAGGGAGTGGACGCGGACGAAACCCCCGAGCCCGAAGCGGAGGCCGTGACNAAGCCCGGGGACCTTTGGCTACTAGGGGACCACCGGGTGAAGTGTGGGGACAGTACCAACCCCGAGACGATCGAGGCTCTCATGGACGGGGAGCGGGCCGCGCTCGTTTTCACCGATCCGCCTTATGACCTAGCGGGGAGCGGGTCGAACTTCGTATCCGCCGATCTTCGGAAGTCCTATGGGGATCTCTATTCGGCCGACTGGGACAAGGGTTTCGATATCGGCAAGCTCTCCGCGGTGCTCCCGCTGGTCATGGCTCCGGACGCCTCGGCCTATGTCACCACGTCCCACTTTTATCTCCCTACCCTGATCCCGATGTTTGCCGAAATCTTCGACTATTCCAACGTTTGCGTATGGGCCAAATCCAACCCGATGCCGTCGCTCTCGAAGAGGCATTGGACGTGGTGTCACGAATTCGCAATGTACGGGACCCGGGGGCGTCACACCTTCAACTTTCCCGCACAGGGTAACGCTTTGAGCGTTTGGGATATCGCGAAAAACCCCAAGAACGAGCACCACCCGACACAAAAGCCGGTTGCCGTCCCCGCCCATGCCATCCGGCACAGTTCAAAGCCCGGGGNTCTAGTNGTGGATCTTTTTCTAGGGTCAGGGACCACCATCATCGCCGCCGAGGAAGAGGGCCGGGCCTGTTACGGCGTGGAACTCTCGCCGGCCTATGTGGACGTGATTGTGAGGCGTTGGCAAGCCTTCACCGGCCGGGAGGCTTTACACGTAGACGGCGAGACCTTCGAGGCGACCGCCGCGGCCCGGCTTTCTTAACCGTCGAAAAATTAACGGGGTTGGTCTATAATTGATCACCAAGTGATCATAAAACGGACACCCCCTATGGGAACCCTTGCATTTTTAGCGAGTAGGCAAACGACGGCCGAGGATATCCCGGAAGAGTGGCAAGAGCGCCCCGCCGGGTGGAGTGGGACACCTCTCAACGCTGGCCGGCTCGGGTCCGATTACGAGCACCACGTTGAGTGGTCAANGCCACGGCGGCGGGCCCTCACAATCTCCCGCATGATTCGGACTAGCCCGACCATTGCCCTGGCCCTCGATTACCTGGACGGCCGGGTCACGGGCTGCAAGCTCCACGTACCAAGAACAGAGCACACATCCGAAGAGGCGGCCGAGGCGCTGGAGATGTGGCTGGGCTTGGGCAAGTACGCCGACGGCGGCGGGCAATGCATGCCGGACGGTGGAGGGGTGGACGAACTTCTCCGCCATCTCCTATCGGCGCGGGTGTACGGCAATGTAGTCATGGCCGAAAGCTGGAGATATGACAAGGCCGAGAGCGGGCTCTATCTGGGCACCCTGCACAGACGGCGACAGGAATCATATCAAAGCTACCTGACGGAGCCGGGCACCGAGAACCTGATCGGGATCGTTCAACGGGTCGGTTATGGTGCGCCGATCAATAGCCAGGACCGGCTCTTGAAGCTAGATCAAAGCCTCTTCCTGGTCTACCGCGGGGATCAAGGCTGGTGGGACGGAAAGAGCATTCTCCGGGCCTGCTATGGGGCTTGGAGGTCCGAGGCGTTACGGCTTCGGCAGGATGATAACGCCGCGAACAAGTGGAGCGATCCCCCTCTTCGCTGTATTTTGGACGTCGAGAAATTCGCCCGATTCTGCAAGGCGGACGATTCATCGCCGGTTACCCGTCAAGACTACCTCGACGAAGTGGCCGATCTGAAATCGAAGCTAGTTAACCTCCATTCGGAATCCGGCGAGGGCCACTTGATTGTCCCAAGTTGGTGGACGCTTGAAGAGTTAACAAGCCGGGCCGCAGCCTATGACCCCACCCCGCTTCTCGCCTCCGCCGAGCACGCCCAAAGGACGATGGCCGAGCGCCTATATATCTCTTGGCTCACCCAAGGCCGAGCCGGCCAGGGTGGATCACGGTCCATGGTATCCACTCAGGCCGAGGTGGTTGAAGATGCCACGATCGATACCCTTCAGTGGGTTCTTGCGGCGCTCAACCGGCAAACGGTCCGGCGGTTCCTGCGGGCCAATTTCGCGTCTCTGAAGCCCGAAGAGCGGCCGATCGTGAGCTTCGAGCGGGGCAGCATAAAGACGCCATGGTGGCAAACCAACGCCACGGCCTTTGCCCAGTTCGTGAGCCAATCAATTCTCACGGTGAGCGAGGCGGACGAGCGGGCCATCCGTGCGGCCTCGGACCTACCACCACCACCCGAGAACGCTCCGGACGCTATGGACCGGCAAGCCCTCCAGAGTGGCGGACGGCTACGGACACCCGCAGGGCAGCGGGAGGCCGAAGCCCCNGGAAAATCAAAACGAAAAACCAACGGCTTCGTGAATCGACTTGTTGAGCGCGGGGCTGATGAATAGGGCGAACATGATGGAAAACCCCAAAGAGTGCGAGGACTTGGGCCAGGATTGCAAGTATGATCCGTGTGATTGTGCGCCCAGCGAGTGTGGCCAGGATAAGCCCGAGACCGAAGAGGCCCTGGGCCGCATCTCGGAAGCCCTCGATCTAAAGATCCCAGACCACATGATGGCAGCACTGAAAGCCGGCCTGGAGTGGTACGGGTTGGGATACGCCGGCCGAGGCATAAGCCCGGCCACGGTAGAGGCCGCCCGCCAAGGGTTAGAGACTGGCGAGTGGAGCGGGGCGAAGTGGCGGAAGGCCTCGGCCTGGTTCGCCCGGAATGCTCGACACATCAAGCCGGAGACTTTCGAGGGAGACAAACCGGCACCCACCGCGGTTTCTTTTGCGCTTTGGGGCGCTANCGGGGACGGGGCCGCGATCGACTACGCTAAGACCAAGGCCGATCAGATCAAGCAGATCGAGTTGGCGCGGGAGTTGACCGAGCGAGAGGAAGGCCACTTGGCCGCCCTTGCCGATCAGCATAACGAAGCGTGGGCGGGGGAGCCCTCGAAGACACTGGGCACCGGGGCTCTGCGGGAAGCGTGGCAACGGGGCGGGGCGCTAAGGGCGAGCGCCCTCCTTCACTTGGTCCGGACCGGGCGGCCGTTCCACGGCGAGGCGGCCTTGGATCTTGATCTAGTCCCCGAGGGCAACCCCGCCCATGATCTGACGCGGGCGGAAGCAACCGAAGACGGGATCATCCTTGGTGCCCAAGAGTTATCCGAAAACGAGCTAATGGAAGGGGCGCTCCACGTCCTTCGGGTTGGCCCGATCTATGACATTGAAACCGGAGATCTAGTCCTCGACGTCACGGAGGAATTGGCCGAGCAAGTGGCCCAGGGTAGCCAAGCGCTCTTGGACGCAGGACAGGTTATCCCGATCAGCTTGGAGCACGGGATCGAATCGGCCCAAAGGGGCGACAAAGGCGACCACCGGCCGTATGGGTCGGCCCTTAAGGTTTGGTACGACAAGAAGAAGAAAGGTGTCTATGCGGCCAAAGAGTGGACGGCCTTGGGCCTATCCCTCGTTGCAGCCTCTCAGACCCCCACGGGCTCCGCTCTTCGCATTTCTCCACGGATTAAAGTGCGGCCGGTTTACCACCCCCAAACGGGGGAGGAGATGGCCAAGGCGTTTGCGGATGTCATTTCGATCACCACGCTCCCCCGCCAAGATTCGGTGGGCCCCGTTGCCCTCAACCGATCGAATAATGACGGGTCAAGCGGACTGTATAAAAAACGATCAGCGAGTGATAAAATATTAACCACTGGGCGGACTTGTGAGCCGTCCCAAGAGATTGACACAACAGAACAGGCCGCCAAAGCGGCTTTAGGGGCAACCATGGCAGAAGAAAAAGCCACCCAAGCCGAGGAGATCATCCTGGGCAGAGGGACGAAAGAAGCCTCCGCCGTTCTCGATGCTCTGGGCTTGGGCAATGATGCCCCGGCCGTTGAGCTGGCACGGGCGGCCGAGGAAATGAAAACCCGGCTAGATGAGGCAACCGCCGAGTTGAACCGATACCAGGAGAAGGAGGCCGCCACAGCCCTCCAGCTCCGTGAGCAAAGCGCCAACGACCTTTTGGATCGTTACGAAGTGGCCGACGTGGAACGAGAGTTTTTCTTCGCTTCACTCATGGCTGATGACGCTGAGCGGGTCGAGATGGCCCGGAAGGTTTTGGAGACCCGTGGCGCAACCCCCAAGACCGTTAAGGTAGGGGAAGCTATCGAGGCCGCCAAGGAGCGCGGAGCCGTTCCCGCCGATTTCACAATCGAGGGTGACGACTTGATCGAAGCTGCCGACGTGGTTGTGGAGGTTCTCTCCCGCATTCCAGGCGGAACCGTGATCCCAGTTGGTGAGCCCGCAGGGTCAAGCACCGCCGGTCTTGAGGGCCACAAAGAGATGGACAAGGAAGCCGCCGGCCGAGAGTTGAGCGAGCTTGCCCGAAAGTACTTAAAGGAAGGCACCGTGGAGACCCTGATCGAAGGTCACGCGCTCGCCCGTCAGAACAACCCAGAGATCGAGCGGGCCGCGTTTGCCCGGAACGAGGTGAACTAAAATGGCATATTCACAAGTAAACCCGGCCACCGTGCTCCGGGACTACCTCTTGGCGAGCCCCAAGAATCAGGAGTGGAGTTTCAGCAAAATCTTCGGCCTCCCCGCCGCACCAGATGAGGGTGTGGCCACGGGCCTTGCAATCGATATGAGTGGAACCCCCGGCCGGCTTGCCGGTTCGATCGTGGTCTCCTCTCCTCGTGATCTTCTTGGTGCTGCGGCAACCTTTACGGTGGCGAAGTCCGTGGGCGCAGCCCGGGACAATTCGGTGGCCTATGATCGTCTGACCCGCGCCTTTGATTGTAAGCAGTTTGATGGCAAGGCACGCCGAGAAAAACAGCACCTAGAAAATGGGTTCCACCCGCGTGAAGAACTCCACTTGGCCGATCGGGCTGCATATGCGGTGCGGATCAAGAAAGAGATCTACACCGCCGACTTTTTCACTTGCCTCGATGCAGAGAACAAGACGAAGAAGGGTGGTTGGACCGAATTGGATTGGCAAGCCGGACTCTCCGGTGCGGCTCTCGGGTCAAGCAATACCACCCTCGAAGTCTTATATGCTGCGGTCAATTCTCTCAAGCTAACAGGTGCATGCCGTCCCAACTACATGATTTGCTCGGAAGAGGTCTTCCAAAAGCTAAGCGTGGACCCCCAGATCCTCTCAAGGATCACCACAGGGACCCCCGCCGCCGGCTTGGCAAGCGTGATCGGGATGCCAGTGGCTCCCGAGAACCACGTGAAGCAGGTGATCAAAGAGCACATCGGCCTTGATCTTTGCGTTGCCTCGGCTACCCATATGCCACAGGCCGCCGGTGATGTTGGGCAGAATACTTTCATCTGGCCGTCAAACCGCGTTTGGATTGGTGAGCGTCGCGAATCTGACATGAGTATCCGACCCGGCGCGGCTCCTCGTGTCATCGGTGATGCGGGCTCCTATGTGGCCGTTTTCACTGAGCTTTTTGGCAGTGAGTTGGACTTTGAAAAAGCCGTAAAGCCACAGTTTGTCGAAGCTGTGGTGGAATCACATATGGACTTGGTGAGCTTGTACCCTGAAAAGGGCGCGATCATTCACAACATGTTCTAATGATTGCAGGAGGTTAGCGTGGGAAAGTATCGAAACATGATCCCCCAAGTTGTCTTCATTGATGACGAAGGGCGAGTGGTAAGCGTTGGGCAGACCGGAACCCTTTCCGAGAAGAGGGCGGAGGCCATTATGGCCAACCGGCCAGGGAGCCTAGAGCGCATCGATACCCCCACAAAGGCCAAACCGAAAGCAAAACCAAAGGCCCCCGCGCCAAAGGTGGAGGAGCCCCCCAAGGTGGAGGCCCAAAAACCAAAGGCGCGGGACGCCAAGGATCCCCGAGAGGAAGTGATGGCACTTGGGACGGCGGAGCGGGCGATCGTTGCCCGTGCCCTCGGCTTCAAGGGCCGCCCCTCTCGGGCTTCCAAATTTCTCCAAGCCCTCCCCGATAGCCGCACCGCCGAGCTGATCGAGGCCATCACCGAGATCGTGTAATGGCTGAGCGCCCCGGCTTGATCCGCCTATTGGAGGAGCGGGAGGCGTTACAAGCTCAAGCCCTCGAAGATTTCGAGCGGAACCTCCTAGCACTCTCCGAGAACATCGCCCGCCGGCTCGGGTCGGTCTTAGGCGTGGACCCGGACAAGATATTCCCAAAGCGCGGAGATGACGGCCGGGACGTTGGGGCAACCGACTTCGAGGCAAGATTGGACGCCCTGGATGAGGCCGCACAGTTGCGGGCCTCCGTGCTTTTGGCGTCCCTCGAAGAGATCGAAGACTTCGTGGAGGCGTGTGGCCTCGACCGCACCCGGGCGGACATGCGGGACACCGTGGGCCGGCTCTCGGCACTCTCGGAGCAATCATTCCAAATTCAAGGAGTAGCGGGGGCCGTCGGGGCTCTCGATACCGTAAGCGCGGAAGCGCTCCTGGTCGGCCATTATGAGATGGCGATCGAAGACGGCTTGGTGGGCATCTACCGAACCCAGGCCGCACAACGCATTAAGGAGGCCCTGGTGGCCAATATAGGGCTTGTTCCGGCTAATCGGTTAGCTCAGGACATCGCAGCCCGGGAAGAGCGCTCTCTGGGCAATTCTCGGACCGAGGCGCGGACACGCTTAGCCCAGGCCGATCGAGTGGCCCATGAAGTGGTCCGCCAAACGCTCGACCCCGAGGGTGACCAATTCCTCATTGGCTACATGGGGCCCCGCTCCGGCGGCAATATCCGGCCGTTCTGCTCCAAGCTCGTCGGCAAGGCTTTCAAGTCGGAGGAGTTGGAGGGGCTCGATAATGGCCAAGTAGGTAATGTTTTAACGAGCGCGGGCGGGTATAATTGCAGACATTACTTGATTCCAATTCGAGCAGATAGCATTGGTGATTTGGGACTTGTAAGGGGCACCGAAGAGGATACAGCGGCGGCTCAGGGCGTTAATAAAAGGGCGAAAAGATGATCTTTCAAGTCGAAATCGAGCGGCCGTCCGCCTTTAAGTTTGATCCAGCGTTTGCGCCAATTGCGGCCCCGGTGATGAAAATATATGCAGGGGCAGGTGGCGCACTCACCACCACGATCACACTGACCCCCGAGAAAACCACGCGGGGCGTCTCGGAGATTGTGGACCGTCACACCCTCAAACTCACAACCACGGCGGATCTTTTTTCAGCGTCTCCCACCGAAGAGGATTTGGAGGGCCACACCGGGGACTTGACCGGCCGATGGTTCTTCATGGCCGACGGGTTGGCCCAAGTCCCGGTCCACGTTGCGAGCTTTGACGCCGAGACCGACTTGGCACACTTGGCCGACCCTCTCCCCGAGAATGCGGTGGGCGGGCTCGGGTTGACCAAGGGGATCTTGACCACCGGCACATACACCACCGAGATTGCGGCCGGTGCCCTCGGGGCCGCCGTGAACCGTGCGGCCTACTATCGGGTGGAGTACACATTCGATCCCGACGGCACAGGGGCCGCGGACAAGGGGACCCAGCCCCGGTATTTTTCGCAGGCCGGCCGGATTCGAGTGGTTCGCACCCGCTTTGCAACGGGCCTCACCCATGGGGAACTCCTCATGAGAGCGCCCCAGCTATCCACGGCCCGGCCACCCAATCGGCAGTCCTGGCAATCATTCATTGATTCTGTGGACATGATCTCGCGAGTGGAGAGCTACCTCCCCAACGCTTTCGCGGATAACACTTTGGGGGAACAGTGGTTAACGGCTCATTGCTGGTACGTCTTAGCCCATGCCGCCCGGATGGGGTTAGTCCCCAACGTGGACGCCGAGACGGCCGAGCGTTTGGCCCATGAAGAGATGGCCCGCCAAGTGGCCCGCGTCCATTGGGTGGACTTGGATGATGACGGCGAGACCGAGGCGGCCGAGCTTAATTTTAACCAGGAAAGCCGGGTGGGGATCTCATCTTCGAGCGGCGCGACGACGGGGGCGGACTACACAAGCGGGGTGCGGTATCAACCCGTCCTCAACGATGAAAACGACAGATAAGGGCACACCATGAGCGTAGGAAGAGACTTTGAGATCGCGGGCATAGCGGCGCAACGGTACGCCTATGATTCCGCACAGTGGACGGCGATCAATTTGGCGGAAGTCGCAAATAATGCGATCACCGTAGCGACCCCAGGCCGGGACGTGGCCTTGGTCGAGATCGACAATATGAGCGCGGCGATCTTGGCTATCCGACTGAAAGATCCCGGCATAGAGGATCCCGCCTACACGGACGGATCGATCCTTTTGGCCAAGCTCGGGAACTACACCTTGGAGAAGGTGCGCGGGCTCCAAACGATTTGGCTTAGATGCGCCCCGAATTTCCAAGGCACCGTCCAGGTGATTCTCCATAGCTATAGGGATGCCACGCGCTCGCCTTGGTGAGTATAGGGGGAGGGAGTAGATCATGGCTAAGGGCCGGTATGGGCAAACTAAGCCCATTGAAGCAACGACCGACGATCTCACCATTGGTGGTGGTGATCTCATTGGCTCCGATTCTGGGGAGGATACACGCCTCCGCCTGATCGAATCGCGGGCCCAACTGGTGGTTGATAACGCCATCATGGTGGATTGCCAACCGTCGGGGGTGGGTATCGCTCAAGCGCTACTTGTCACGGGGCCCGTGACCGCCTCAGACCCAACGGCCCCGGGACACTTAGTCACCAAGTCTTGGGCGTTGGCCAACCTTCAGGCGGGTGGCTCGGGCTCGGCCTTTCGCAAGGTGACCCAAGCGGATAGCCCGGTTACGGTAACCGACCAAGATCGCTTCATTTTCTGCGATACATCGGCGGGGGAAATCACGGTGAATCTACCGGCCGCGGCCACCGTCCCGCGTCAGGATTTTATTATTAAGCGAACCGGGGCCGGGGCCTCAAATGTTATAATTACCGCGGCGGACCTTATCGAGGATGCCGCATCTTTCACGTTGGAAGAGGTCCGATCAGGGGCTAGCGTCTTTTGTGACGGGGACACCTTCCACATTTTCTAACCCCTCAAGGGCAAAGGGTTTTTATTCATGAGTTACAAGATCGGATCAGTTTCGGGAAACCGACTTGAAGACGGAAGCGTGGGCACCGATGCACTCGCAACGGACGCCGTGACGAATGCCAAGATGGCCGATAGTGCCATCGGCTCGGCCGAGATCGTGGATGCGTCGATCGTTGGTGGTGATCTTGCCGCCGACATTGCGATCACCACCACCGGCGACATCTCCGCCGCCGCGGGCACTTTCAGCGGAAACATGGTGATCCAAGGTGATCTCTCCGTCACCGGCAACACCTCAAGCATTAGCCTTGAAGAGGTGCAGGTGGATCAAGCCAAGATTATTCTAAATCGTGAGGACACAACGAATCTCAGCGCACTATCCGGCAACGTCGGCGTGATTGTTAAGGGTGGTGAGGAACAGGATTTGGGGATGATCTTTAAATCTGACGCCGGCGGAACGGTCCGCTTTGCGAAAGATCCCGCCAATCTCAACTCCGCGATTGCGCTGGAGTGTGGCAATGTGTCTGCATCCTCGGTCTTTGGCTCTTTTTTTGGCGACGTGACCGGCAACGTGACCGGCTCCTCCGGCTCGTGTACCGGCAACGCGGCCACGGCTTCCGCCCTTCAGACCGCTAGGACCATCGGCGGGGTGAGCTTTGACGGAAGCGCGAATGTTAGCCTCCCTGGTGTTGACTCGCCTGGAAATCAGAGCACAAGTGGCAACGCGGCCACGGCTACCAAGCTTGCGGCCACGAAACTCATAGCAGGCCAGGCCTTCGACGGCTCGGCCAATATCACGATCGCTTCATCCGACTTGTCCGACGCTGGGAGCATCTCGGCAGCCTCGGCCGACGCACTGAGCAGCGCAAGAACAATCACCCTTGCCGGTGATCTTTCAGGATCGGTTAGCTTCGATGGTTCCGCGGACGTGACTTTGACCGCCACAGTGGCCGGTGATGGCGTGGCATTAGGAACCGATACCACGGGTAACTATGTACAATCATTGGCTTGTGACGATGACGCGATCGCCGTGTCAAACGGCGTAGCCGAGGGCGGGGCTGCAACGTTAGCCGTGCACGGTGTTCTAGAGAATGCCGTGGATGCAATCTCGGGGGCGGATTATAGCTTCTCTCAAAAGTACATGGTCCTGTACAGCAACGCCGCAGGAACGGCCACGACGGCCCAAGCCGGATCGGTCGGTCTGACCATGCTCGGCGCGGATAGTGCCCCGATCGCGCTTAGTGCGTTGAGCCTTTCCAGTACACTTCAAAACCGCGATCACGGTGATTTGTCTGAGGTGGCCGGGGTCGCTCTCCGTCTCCGGGAGAGCAGTTCCGCGATCTTGGGCTCCGCGATCGGCGCTTCGGCCATGGCCTATAAGTCCTTTTATTCATTGGAATGTGCGGCCCTCTCTGAGGATAAAACCTTTATCCTACCAGAGATCGCACCGATGAGCGGCGACACCGAGAAAGCCAAGGATGGCATGTGCATGAAGATCAAGATCAACGGTTTGGCCTCGGGGCGGTCGATCACGATCAGCCCGTCGGCAACCACTGGCGCACAAATCGATGGTGCGGCGAGTTTCGTTCTTAACGAAGACCGGGCCGCCGTCACCCTTTGCGCTCAGGCTAACACCTCGGGTGCTTATCACTGGTCCATCGTCTAAGCGATGCCGGACGGCTTTGGACTACCCGATCTCATTTCGATGGGGTCGGGCGTCCTCTCGGTTTTGGCGATCTGGTTTTGCCAGATGACCCAAGCCCGGCTCGATCGGTCGGCCTCGGAGCTAATCTCCGACGTGTTGGCCTTGCGGAGCGAGATCGAAGGGCTGAGACGAGAGACCAAGCGGGAGTTGGAGCGGCTCAGGGCGGACGCCTTGGGCCTCTCGCATCTCCACCAACTCCGCTCCACCGATTCCCTACACTAGAGGCCCGAGCCTCTCCACAATCCCCGATAAGCGTGACCGGATCCCCATAAGGGTTTCGGATGTAATCTCCCCCGTCTGGATGTCCCGGATGATATCATCCATTTCGTCAACGGCCTCGAAGGCCGCGATCTCTCTTTCATCTTCTGCCATTGTGTCCTCCGCCCCAGTTCCCACCGTGTCCTCCTCGGTTCTGCTCTCGGGGGGTTGGGATCATGTTCCCTTGGCCCCCTTGGTTGTGTCGGCCATTAGGGCGACCCCCGCCGCCCCCGCCATGGTTCCGGCTTCCGCCGTTGTTTCTTTGTTGATTCCCGCCGGGGTGGCCCTCCCATGTGGGCCGTCCGCCGGTCTCTCCGTCATCGTCAACTTCGGCCAGCCCCAAGATCGCTTTGAGGCTTTGCCGCCTCGCATAAGTTGCCGCCCCCCCGAGTAGTTGGGAGTAGGTATTCCCCTTCGAGTTCTCCGACGAGAACATCACCGGCCACATGGTCTCGGCCCATTGTCCCGAAGTGTGGCAAAGCCGAGAGGCGAGCCAGTATTGGCCGTTCTCGTCCCGGCGCATGCCCTGGACCAGGGAGAGCCCCTCCTTACCCATGGCCGGCCGGGTTTGCTCGATAATCACCCCAAGGTCGGCGTATTTGAAACGGCCCTCGTGGTTGCGGGCGACGTTCTCAAGTTCTGAATATAGACGGGAGACCGCCTTCAAGATCTCCCCGTGCTCTTGGCTGAAGTTCATTTCGCCCCCCTGTTCTTTTGTTCAGTATCCCGGCGCGGCTCGGTCTGTCCAGGCTCGGCGGGTCCTCTAGTGTCAAGGGTTGGCAGTATGCCCACCCATTCCGCCACCAGTGCGGGGCCGTCAATGTGGGGCCCTTCGGCCTCTTCCGCTTGCATTCCTCGATCTTGCCCTTTAGTCTTCAAGGGCTGGTGATTAATCATCACGAGCATCTCCCTCCATGCCGGTGGTTCCGGGTGCAATTGGCACCGCCGGCTTGGTTTGTCTGTTTTTTCTCGGCGTCCCACACGCCGCCCGTTTACCGTATGACCTAGCGACACTTAGATCAAGAGGTTTTGATCAAAACTTGATCAGTTGATCCCCGTATGATGACGAAAAAAGCCCGGAGTGGTATGATAGGGCGCAATGCCTACCCTTTCAAAATCCCGAACCGTGAGCACCGAGCGCCGCCCGTGCTATTATATACAAATCGCAGGGATACCGGTGCTTTATGGCTCGGTGATGCCGCCGGCTAAGACTTACGATCTAAACGGCACGGCCACCCCTTACGCCTCCAAGGTTTCGATCTTGCCGGGGCAGGGAATGCGCTTTGAGCGCTCACTGAATGTTCGCCAAAACCTGATCGAATGCCGGCCCGTGGATGTGGTCTTGGCCTCGCTCGAAATGGCCGGGAATGCCGACGCCTCGGATCCCGGCTCCGTTTTTGGCCGCCTCGGGTTTGTGGGGGCCGACGGGGCCGCAGAATTGGCCGCAGGGCAGAGCATCACCCAGACCGAGGCCGTACCCTTCGATCTAACCTTCGGAGACGATCCCGGGCTGTTCTTCAGCGCTGGAGACGTGATCCACATTGGGCGGGAAGCCTTCCTGGTGGGGTCGATCAACTCGGCCGATAAGACGGCCACGATCACGGCCCGCGGCGTTATGGGCACACGCCGGGAGAATCACCTTTATGATAGCAGGACCCAGGTTCGCCTTGTGGCAACGAAGCCGGCTGTCTTTTTTCGGGGCCGCCGGGCGGTTATTTATGAGGGTTCGATCCAGGATGACGGGAGCGGGGCCGATTGGGTGGAGCGTTGGCGGGGGTTTATAGCAACCGAGCCCGAGATCTCGACGAACAAGACCCCGACGGTCACGATCAAGGTTTCGCCGTTGACGGCATTGCTCGATCAATCAATGGGGTCGAAGTCCGAGGGGTTGACACTCAACGATCGGGCCCACGCCTTCGACGCCGCGGGCCGGGGCTGCTTCTTTGAGTTCATGGAGGGGATCCCCGCCGGCGCAATCTATCGAGCGGAGACTGGAATGCTGGATGGATACTTCAAAGCGCTTGTACCCTTCACAGCCGATGAGACAGTTGACGCCCCGTTGATACCGTTAGAGCAAGGATATCTTGACAATCTCGCCGGGACGCCGTGGCACGGGACGGGGCGGATCCCAGTCCGGGAGGGTGGGGCGCTTGCCTTCCAGGGGATTTTTGCAACCGATCTCACCTTGGAGAGAAGCGGGCACCCTTTCACAATTCCCCTACGAATCGATTACAGAGGAAACCCGGGGCGGATCGTGTATAAACCGATCGGTGTCGATAGCTCGGAAGACTTCCTCCCGCCCGGCGCTGAGTTTTGGCAACGCTCCCCATCAATCCTGATCGATAACCCGAGCCTTCAGGAGGTGAGATGCACCGGGACCGAGGATGGAGCATCATATCCGTTAGCCTTTGGGGAGGTTGTGAACGCTAAGGCGTCCCACATCCGGGAGGCCGACTTGTCGGGGGGTGCTAAAGCTCAAGACAATTTTGTTGATTCTTCGGGCTACGTCAACCAGGCCCGCGTGCGCCCCTGGCCGGACGCCCTGATCGAGGTGATCAACTACACGGCGGAAGATATACCACAGGGCTACGATGCGCAGTTAAGCACCCGCCAAGGGTTTAACATCTCAAATTATCGAGGCTATGCATTCAACGGCGCGGGTTTCCTTCGCCTTTATTTGGACTTGGATCGTGGGGTTTTGTGCGCCTCTTCAAATGTTCCGATCTTTGATGACAAGGTCATTTCAGCGATCTTTACCATGGGATCGTATCCCGTCGAATTTGCGGCGGAGCCGCCGGCGGATAGCCCTTGGATAAATCGCCGCTGGCTTTATCCTTTCGATAGCACATCACCCGGGGGGGCCTTTCCGATGGAAAGGCGGCATCCGATGGATCAGATCACGTCCTTGGCGCTTCGCATGGACGGGGCCGAGGAGGGGGAAACCGTAACCCTAGATGTGGCTGGTTCCCGTCCGGGCTCCGTGGCGACCACCGAGATCCCGATCCAAGTGGCGCGGGCTTTTTATACGTCCGGGGAGATGTATCTACTTGTAGACGGGCCAATTACGAAGCCCGAAAATGGGGATCTGTATCTTGAGGTGGTCCACCCGAAGGACGGGGCGATCGGAATGCTCAAAGTCCAGCGGGTGGCAGATCAAACCCTCGAAGACGGCACAGTATGCACAAAGGTGGTCCTCCGGTCTAATGTCGATATCTCGGACGCCGGCGGGCGGGTCTTCCCAAGTTTTGCCGAGTATCACGGGGAAGAGCGGATCGAGCTACGGCCCGCCGCGGTCTTTCCCGCCGACGCCTCGATCGGGGAAGTGATCCTTCAGCTTCTATGCTCAAGCGGTGGAAACGGGCTTTGCTCGTCCTCTTATGATGTGCTCCCATATGGTGCCGGCCTTGTTGATGGTACGGGCACCGGGGCAAGCGCGGATCCCCTCGGCGTAGAGGTTGATCGGGATTCCTTCCTGGCCATAACAAGCCCGATCCCAAACGCTGTTTTTCGTCCGGTTTGGCGCTCCGGCGATAGCATCCGGAAGGTGATCGGGGGGCTCCTCCGTGCGGCCGGATATGTCCTCGACATTGCCACCAACGAAGCCGGGGAATGTAAACTCCAGGCGGTCCCCCTTGGGCTCCCTAATCGGGCCGAAGTAGTGGCCAATCTCGGAGAGGGTGACATCGGCCAAGACCCGCACCCAAGATCAACCACCGAGCTTCTAAAGGCCAATACCTTCAACTTTCAACTGGATTACGACGCAAAGGGCCAGCCCCAAACCGTCCAGCGGGTCAAGGATGCGGTCTCCATCGATATAAGCGGGGAGGAAAAAAGCATCTCCGTCCCGCTCCCCGGGGTCACGCTTGCCGCGGACCTGGATCGGGTGGCCCAACTGCGGCCCATCTTCTCCCGCCTTCGCTATGAACTGGCGCTCCCCCGGCGGGTGTTCGAGGTTGCAATCCGGGCGGGCTTTGGGCTTCAAGCCAGAGTGGGGGGCACTTACTCGCTCACCCACCGGAATCTCCGAAGCGCAACGGGGATGGGCATCTCTAACGAACTGGTGAGGCTTCGATCGATCACTCAAGACGGGTGGAAAGCCACGGCGCGGGCTCGGTTTGTCTACTACGGCCAAAGCGGAAGCGGGTGGGCCCCGGCGGCTTCGGTCACCTACGCCACCAGCACAAGGGCCACACTCTCGGCAAATATCCACAGCCCCGAGCAAACCCCGGCCCTCGGGGAATCGGTGGACGATGGCGACGGCTTCGAGAATCTCTTGGCCGGGGATCTGGTCATGGTGATCCCTGTTGGAGACATGGACAATCTCACGATCGTTTCGGTGGTCTCGATTTCGGATGCCGATCCAAGGGTGATCGAATTTGACGGCCCGCATGGCTTAGCCTCGGGCGGCTCGGGCTATCTTGTGACGATGAGAAGCGCGGCCGGGACGGTGCCCGACCTACACGCGATATATGGACACATCGGGGGGGTGACGATCACATGAGTACAACCATTTTGAGAACGACCCCACCACCACCGCCACTTGAATCTCGGCAGTGGCTAAGACCGATCAAGGCGGATGGGCTCGTGGCTATGTGTGAGACTGTTAATCACGCGCTTTGTTATAAGTCTGCGCTTAGTTTTACACATCATTTCGCTAATAATTTTGCAACGGGCATCCATTATCTCGGCAACCTTGGCAACGTTGAGATCAGGCGGGTGACAAATCGGACCTTCTTAGCGAACCCCAACACCGTCCACGGCTCCGCCGATCACACACTGACGATCGCGGATTCGGACATGGAAGGGGATTTGAAGATCGCCCGGATCGATATCCCGTTTATAAGCCCATTTGTTCAGCACCTTCAGATCGTGCTTCGCTTTCAGGCCCACGAGTACAATATTGATCCATCCGAGGGCCTGTATTCTGATCTATTCACGGCCCCGTTTAGCGTTGACCCTTCGGGCTCTACCGCGGGATCAGGACTGGCTACCCTATCGGACTTCATGCATTACGTTGACAACCCGTCCGCGGGGATGCCGCAAATTGAGACAGGGAAGCCGGCCGTGCCGCCGGTTCAGTTTTCAAGT